TGATGGAGGGAGGACGAATTTCAATAAAATCCGACTGAAAACGATTCTTACCTATGCTCCTGATGCAGAGAACAATTATTCAGCCTCTTTTGATTTTGCAGACTCAACAAACACCAGCTACGGACTGCAAAACCTCTCAAAACCCTGGATAGCGTTATATTCTCCCACCGACTCACTAATTGATTTTTATCTTTTTACACATCGCCCTAAAAATCTGTCATTCAAACGAAACGACGACGGGACAATCCACGAGGTTACTCTGTATCCAGGAAACGGCCTAATCTATCACGGACAAATTACCTATGCGAATTTGACAGCCGACTCTAATTCTGATGGAATTCCAGACTGCCTAGAAGCATCCGTCGAAGGTTCACTTACTAAATTTTTACAAGCTTATGGAATGGTGATTTAACATGGCAACAATAAAAATGAGAAGACTTCGCGCAAATATGCCAGACGAAGGACGTAATATTGTCTTAGTTTGGGAAGATCGAGGAAACCCCATGAAAGATTCAGAGGGCAATATTATTTATACTGATGTTCTCGGACAAAACGGGAAACCTCTCCCACTGTATAAGGAGTTCTCTGTGCCTGTTCAGATCCCCTACAATCTGCCAGCAACGACAGCAGAAAGAACGGCACTCATTACAGCCCTCAAGGATCAGGCTTTAGAGGTTGCAAAGGTTCAGGCTCAGAAAAGGGCGAACGACATGGCAGACAAAAGTATTGTCCGGTCACTTGTTACCGCTTTGAATCAGACCACAGGTATTGATTTCGAGGGTACAGTCTCACTCACGGAGGACATATGATTCGCAGATTAATTTTATTTTTAGTGTTGGGGGGGTTGTTGATTGGGTGTGCGAGTGCAGGATATGCAACCTACTCAGGCGGATACAATTCGATAGGCGTCTACGCACAACAGGACGCTGACTTAGCATGGGTCGTAGAACAAATAAATAATGAGTCTATTATTAGATTCGATGGTGACACTTGTTACCTCAATGCATCAATATATCTATATTCAGGCAGTGCAGATTTCCATATTAACGATACGGTCTGTAAAAAATTAATAATGCCTAAGACCGTAAAACTCCCATACGGGCATGATTTCAACATTAATAACATTGAAATTGTTGGTGGTTCCGAAATTGGTACCATCGGGGAGCTACACGACGTTTATCTTCATGACGGAGGGCGTTTCAGGTTGGACAAAATATCCACCGATGTATATAACATCACTACCGAAAATACAACAAGCGGTGGATTATATTTTTATAATTCAACTTGGATAAATGTATATAACATATCTGTCACGAACTCAACCGGGCAGGGAGTCATTTTTACAAAGTGTAATAATACTGAAGTTTATGACATTCGGGTTGAGAAAATAGGCGACTACACAAAAGGATTTCACTTGACGCCAACATCTGAAAAATTTGGATTTATAATGTCGAGTTGTAACGATTGTATAGCTCATGATGTCTATGCGAATGATACAGCATGGTCCACAATTGAAATCACAGCTGAACCAGGGATACCAACATCGAACGTCACGTTTCAAAACATGACTGCAAGTTATTCCGGGCACAATGGTTTTGATTTCCATTCTGGAGGGAATGCGTATATATACAATATTACATCCCATGACAACCCACACTCTGACGGAAATAATATATTTTTATCCGGTGTAAATAATTATACGATGAAGAACCTGACGTCATATAATTCGGGGACATCAAAGGGGCTACAGGTGGCTAGATTCGTTAGAGATATATATATAGAAAATTATACATCTGACAACGACGGGTGTGCATTTGGATCATTCGATGCAGTAAACATCACCCTGATAGGTGGAAATATAAATGGTTCAAAAGATTTTGCTATAAAGCCATCAAATGCTGTGGTAGCCGGGGTCACTGTTCCCGGTGTAACAGATTTAAAAGTTTTTGATACAGTAATTTCAAATGGGTCAACTGCTGACATATGGACCCAAAACACAACGAACACGCACTTCCTAAATATAAAATATAATGGTTTATATTACCAAAATACAATATATGATTACGATTCGAATTTTTATTACTATCTTGATCTTGTAGCAAAAAACGCTGATGGCTCGCCTGTAACAGGAACCGCAACAGTTAGTAATGGGGCGTTTCCAAGCAGAGATGGCAATGGGAACTTCAGGTCGGTTTTTGACATCACATCAGGACGCACGGCAACCCCAGCATTTGCACGAAGTGAGGTTGCTGCAATCCAGGAAAAACACAGATCCCAGACAGCTGGGGTGGTGACTGATGTGAAAAATATTGAGAGTATTATCTCAGTTTCGAATGGCACTGACATTCTAACTCTCGATAAAATCATTCCTTCGGCTGAATGGTATCGCCCGTACACTTCTTTATCGGAATATACACTTACAGCACTTTTCAACGATTCTGAGAATACTCATATCACAGGCTATGCCCCCTCTACAGACTACAATACTTTTGAAAGCGGGGATCCGGTAACATACAAGGTTTGGGTGTCTGAGCCGGTTGATTCTGTTTCTTGGAAAAAGAACGGCGTTGAGGTTGCAACATCGGGATTAACTTATACGGATACCTACACAGGCGATCCTCTAACAGTCTCGTTCTCAGCAACAGACGCAAACGGTGACGTTTCGTATACCTGGGATTACAACCCCGAAGCTCTACCAGTTGCCGAATTTTCCGCAGATGTGACAAGTGGTACTGCTCCGCTTACTGTTCAGTTCACTGACCTCTCCGAAAATGCACTGTCATGGTATTGGGATTTTGACAACGACGGGACAGTTGACAACAGCACCCAGAACCCTGAATACACATATTCAACGGCTGGAACGTACACTGTTAATCTCACAGTTGTAAACGGAGAAAATACAGACAGTGAAGTGAAAGAACTCTACATATCAGTCGAATCTCCGTCGATTATTACATCATACTGGAACTCATTCTGGGCATGGTGGGGCATGAGATGGCAGATTACGTACTGGTTAGAGGAGGCGGTATAAATGCAAGAAATTTACAATGATTCAACCGATCAAGAGGTATATTTTGATGCTGTTGATGTTTCAGGAGAATTCGCTGTTCGGCTGGTAGGCTCATCAGACGGGGAATTAATGACAGGGGCGACGGTTGCAGTGAAGGAATATAAGGTTGCTACAGCCTCAATTTCGTCTCCTGTTATTTCCTGGGTGCAGGCTCTCGGAAAATGGAAATTAGTTGTCCCGGTTGCAAATGTCACACAGTATGGATACGGATTGATATTTATTACAAAAGACGGGATTGCCCCGGTGACGATCGAATTTAAAACCGTTCACGATGACGCTTATTTTGCCGGAGCGGGTGCAATTTCAGCATTGGAACTAAAAGTTGATGGTGTAGGCTATAGCGTGTCAGACGCAATGGTCGAAATAGGAGAGGTAAAAACCGTGTCAGACGGGATTGCAACAGCCCTCGAGACTCCTGACAATTTTAAGGCTGACATTTCCAACTTGGCGACATCGGCAGAAATTACTGCACTTTCAAATATTGCAGCAGTGGGCGCGGAAAAGATAGTCCCTGCCGATAAGTACGTTTTCGATGCATCTGCAAAAACACTAACTTTCTCAAGTCCGTATGATACTTTGACAGTCGAACAGGTCACATTTATTAAAAACCTGACCACAAATTATATAATCTGGGACTGTCGGTATGCAGGATATCAGACTCTTCCGATAAGATTCGGGGCTGCCCCCAACACTCATGTTTTGTCTTTCGATTCTTCCGATTCGGACGCGGCAAATACTGATAAAATTATGATAGTGGTTAATCAGGTATAAGAGTATTATCTTATACTTGACAAATTTTTTATATCATTGATATAATATTAGTTTAATATGTTATGTCATACTCATTCAACTAATTCGATGGGTGAGATCTGTACTAATCGCTGTCCTGAAAGACCAACATGCCATCAACATAGAATTCCTTTTCTAATCGAAGCAGTTGACCGCCTGGCTGACGAGGTATATTCCTCGGAACTCAACGGACTTTTTACAATTGATTATGAAACTTATTGTCTATCCCCGGAAGCATATATTAACGGAGTCATAGATGCAGCCCCTAACACTTGTTAATTGTTCTTATCCTGAGTGTAACAATGTGTTTTACATCACAGTAGAACAAAAACGAGAGCTTAAGACGTTTCATTATCTAAAATATGGGAAAACGGCAGATGTATATTGTTCAAAAGACTGCCAGGAGAAACACCTTAAAGACTTGTCTGAAGCGGAATTCTTGAGAAAAGGGACCCTGAAAAATAGAGAATATGCTCTCATTGTGCACGGTGCGGACGTATCAAAGAGACTCAAGGAGAAGGAAGTCCATCTCATCACAGGAAACGAAACTGAACAACGAATTCGATGCGTCGTGGAAAAGCTCCTTTCAATGAGCGAGCGAAGAATCAAACTATTCAATGGAAATCAGTTCCTCAAAATGAAGTATATCACTCCAAAAGAAATTCAATCTTTTCTATTAATGGAAGTCGATGAAGGAATTAGGGTAAATCCTGAACGAATTCAAGTCACCGCATCGGAGATCATGACGAAAAGTACAGAGATGTTTCCAGATGTGGTTTCTATTGAGTGGATCAATAAAAAAGATAGGGTTTTAGTAAGCATAAAATGATTATTATATAATTATGTTACGTCAGAACGTAAAACTTATCTTACGTGTTGGCGTAAGATGTATATAAATTACTTTTTTATATATCGCCTAAATTGTATTTATTACGAAACATATTTTAATATTTATGATTCTGAGTACTGTTATACCGAGTTGCCTCTATTTTTTAGGAGCGTCTAAGGCTAATCCCCGTCATTTTAATGGCGGGATACAGCCGTCAACCTCTGCATAACAACCTTTATTTAGGTAAAATTACATAGTATAGTATTATGCCTAAAGTAAATCGTTATAGAATCTATCCAACAAAATCACAAGTTACAAAGCTTAATTCTACTTTGGAACTTTGTAGATGGGTTTATAACGAAACTCTGGCATTAAGAAAGAACGCTTGGGAATTAGAACAGAAAAGAATCAGTTATTATGATTCTAAGAAAATGATACCTATCTGGAAGAAAGATAAACCCGAACTGAAAAACGTTCATTCTCATACTCTTCAAGATGTAACTATGCGTGTAGACCTTGCCTTTCAAGCCTTTTTCCGTAGAGTGAAAAATGGAGAAAAGGCAGGTTATCCTAGATTTAAAGGTAAAGGTTGGTATGATAGTATTACTTACCTGCAATCTGGATTTACCTTAAACGGTAACATGTTAACTCTATCAAAAATAGGGGATATAAAAATCAAATTGCATAGACCACTTGAAGGTAATATTAAACGTTTGACCATAAGAAGAACTTCAACTGGTAAATGGTTTGTATCAATACTTACTGATACTGAAACTTATCAACCACTTGAACCATCTGATAAGTCAGTAGGCATTGATGTTGGAATCCTCACTTTTGCTACATTATCAAATGGTACTTATGTTCCCAATCCTAGATTCTATATTCAAGAAGAAAAGGCACTCGCAAGAGCTAATAGGAAACTATCTAAAGCCGAAAAAGGTACTCCTGAAAGAAAAAAATGCCTTAAAACGTTGTGTAGAGTCTATGAAAGGATTGCTAACAAGAGAGAAGACTTTACCCAAAAAATCAGTAAAAGTCTCATTGATAATTACGGTATAATCTGTTTTGAAGATCTTAACATTAAGAACATGACAAAAAATCACAATCTGGCAAAGCACATCCTTGATGCCGCTTGGAGTAAACTTGTAACTTATACTTCCTACAAAGCTGAAAATGCTGGTAGAAAAGTAATACTTGTTAACCCTAAGAATACTTCAAAGATGTGTTCAAATTGTGGGATGTTGGTAGAAAAAGACCTATCAGAAAGAACTCATAATTGTCATTTCTGTGGTCTGTCTATTGACCGCGATCTTAATGCTTCTATTAATATTCTCAGATTGGGATTACAATCTGACCGTAAAATCGGAAGATGCCCCTCATTGAAATGAGGGGAGTAGTCACAGATGTTTTTGATAGTGGTGTTTATTCGGATTTTTGTTTATATCTGAAAAGGTCCTCTTTCTTTTTGATGGCTTTATGTAGTGTAGCGGATGTCCGGGCACATGCGGACCCTAATAAAATATCAGATGCAGATATAACAAGTATAATATCAGTCGTCACTACAGAAATACTCATAAAGGCCAATACTACCGATGAAACACACCCTTATCTCAAAATAGCAGCAATACACGCGGCAGCAGCCATCACACTAAAACGAGCAAGAGCTATCGGCGAACTCTCGTCAAACAAAACACCAGAATTTGAGATCAGTTTCACCGGGATAATTGAAGAAATCAAACAGCATGAAGAACTAAGGGATGAATATCTAAAATCATACGCGGCAGCTAATCCGTCCTATGCATATTCAAGCCCCTCGTATCACGCAGGATTCATTCAAGGGTATCAGTGTAGGAGGGGGTAACAATTCCCGATGAAAACCTCTTCTTTAGCTCCTGGCAGTGTTCCCCTTATCGCTCGTTCTCCCTGTCAGGAGATGCTTTATTTTTCTTATCAGTGTCGGAGGAATGTGAATGTTCCCCTCGACAGTAACCCGGTATCCGTATGTTTCGAAGGATGCCCATCACAAAATTACATACGGCACGTCTTCAAGCATTTCCTGCAAGTATGCCAAACTGTCTAAACTGATGTCAGGACAGGATAATACTGAAGTCCTTGCGGTTGCTGTCACTCAATTCCCGGCAGGGACAACAATAGGATACAATGATAAGATCGTTTTGCCTGATGGCTCTTTCTCCAAAATTGTAAAGATCAACAGGATAAATAATCACATTGGAGTTGAGCAATGTGTCGAAGTCTATTATGGGGAGGGCTCCATCTGATGCCTGGACTCCAAAGATGTCTTACTAATCTCAAAGTGACAGAAAGCAAATTTGAGAAATTAAGTAGGAAAGGGCTTGTAGAATGGGCAAATAAGACCATGACAATATCAAGGTCTGTGTACTGTCCCGTGGATACAGGTCGGCTGAGAGGGTCGGCGGAAGTCAAGATCCAGAAAAACACTTTCACTGAATTTTATGTTAGGTTGTCCTATTCGACTCCGTACGCAGCCAAAGTTCATGAAATCCCCATGCATCACCGGTGGGGGTCGATGAAATATTTGAGTACCCCCTTTAATGTGCAGACTCACTACTTAATGAAAAAATTAGAAAGTGAAGTGAGGGACGCGCTATGACTTGGCTCTCTGATATTGGAGATTATCTTCAAACGGCAGGATACGGCACAGTAGGGGCTTCGATTCATTTTTATAATTTTGATTCTCTCACACAAAACGATGTCGCATTAATCCCTTTTTCCATAGGAGAATATAACAGGGTCATTTCTAAAGAAACCACGAATCCAAAACCAAGCGGTTTGGAGGTAGCTGTTAGAAATTCAGACGCGGAAACGGCGTTTAATAAGATCACGTCTATTTATGAACTTTTGAGAACAGTTTCCAATCAGTATATTGGTTCTACAAAATTTATTTACATAGTAGCAGACACATCCCCCGGCTTTGTTTCGGTGAGTGCAGGGTATTCTTTCATTTTTACAGTTAATTTTTCATTATTGATTCAATGAACAGGAGCTAAAAAAATGACATATGTTAACAGTCTTGCATCAGTCGCAAGAGGAATTGAAGTTAAAATTTTGATTCCTGGACGTACTGAGCAGAAAATAGGCGAACCACTTGATGACGGAATCCCGATTCCGCAGACCAGCACGGATGATATTGATGTGACCAATCAAGATTCCGGAGACTGGAAAGAGTACAAAGCCGGTAGGAAAGATGGAGGAGAATGTGAAATCAAATGCCACGCAATAGCCGGAGACCTGGGGCAGATTGAACTTGCGTATGCTTCGGCAAATGGGTCTACAGCGCTGTTTACCGTCACATTTTCGGACGGGTCATATCTGACATTCTATGGAACAGTCAAAACCTTTGACCACATCGTCGAAGGACAGCTTTTGCTTATATCTTCAAAAGTAAAGGTATCAGGCGAGCCGATTTATTCAACTTCTAAGAGTGCGCTTACCGGCCTTACAGTGACTGGAGAAACTTTAATACCCTCGTCTTTCGCGGGCACGACTTATGTCTATACGACTACTATCGCAGCAGCAGATACACAAGCGGTGATTGTGCCAGTTCAGGCAGCACCCGGAACTACTATTACTGTCGATGGGAAAACAGTTGCCTCCGGGGGGAATGGTACAATCACAATCGGGGCGGCTGGCACAGATGTAGTAAGGTCGGTAGCTGTCGTTGTCGCTGAGCCCTCAAAAGCTGTAACGGTCTACACTGTAATCATCATAAGGCCAGGCGAGTGAGGCGGATAAATGGTAACAAAAGAGGTTGAATTTGTTTCAGGGTATCCACTCAGGTTTGACTGGAACGGAATCGAGTCAATGACCATTGCCCTTGATGCTCCTGCATTTACGGACATTGACAGAATCATATCAAAGGGCAATTTTGGGCCTGTCTCGGTTCGTCTCATTCTGTGGGCTGGGCTGCTTCACAAACATCCCGATCTGAAAAAAGAGGAAGTGTCAAAAATAATTGATACATACCTCGAAAACCACACCCTCAAAGACCTGTCATTGACAATCAGCAAAGCGTTGATAGCATCTGGGCTGCTTGGAACAGAATCAACGGGGGCTGATACGGGGGAAGTGCCGGAACAATCGAAGACCTAATCAACGACGTTCAACGGTCATTGTACAGTTTTTGCAACATATCCCCTCTTGATTTTTGGAAGTACACCCCGGCAGAAACCACCCTCATGATTACGGAAGCAAATTCCAGATTTGAGTTTGAACAGTTGATTTCTGCGAGGCTATGCACTGTCATTCTAAATGCAAACGGGGCTACAAAAGAAAACAAGAAGCGGTTTGAGATCAAGGATTTCATGCCGGAAGAAAAATCAAAAATAAAGAAACTAACTCCTGAACAGTATCAATTAATGATGATACAGAAAACAATTGCGGCGGGCGGAACTGTAAATTATAGGTGATTTGATGGGACAGGTTGGAGAAATTTTTGCACTTGCGGGACTCCACATTGATAAAGGGAGTTTTTCCGAGTATGGTTCCGCTCTAAAGTCAGCAGAAAACCAGATCGGGGATTTTTCAACCGGATCCCAGGCAGCATTAGCTTCAGCTTTTGCCCTTCCGGCGGCAGCACTTACCGGGATAGCATCTTATGGGGCTACTATTGCCTCTTCTTATGAAGACGCTACGTTAACTCTAAAAACACTATATGGAAGCCAGGAAGCTGCACAGGAAAAGTTTGAATGGTTGGCGGACTTCGCTGCCACGACTCCATTTGAGTTTCCCGAACTAATGGATGCAGCAATCCAACTCAAAGCTTACGGGATGGATGTTGAACAGTACGGGAGAACGCTAGGAGACACAGCCGCAGCAATGGGAAAGCCTATAATGGCAGTTGTGGAAGCGATAGCAGACGCTCAGCAGGGCGAATTTGAAAGAATGAAAGAGTTTGGTATCAAAGCTGTTGAAATCACAAAAAAGAATTATGAACAGTTGGGTGCTTCCGTGGAGGATGCTGGCAGAACTGCACTCACGTTCATGGACAAAAACGGCAAGCAGCAGATTGAAGTCATTGATCGAAATAACAAAGAAATGATTACCTCCACTATTTCGGCAATTTGGAATGATAAATATGCCGGAGCAATGGAGGAACGCTCAAAATCTTTCTCCGGGATGTTATCAAATATTCAGGACAGTCTAAAAAGCGGGTTGGCTGAACTGGCAGGTTTTGATCTCGGAACCAAAACAATTGAAACATGGAGTTTATTGGGGGTCCTTAAAGAACTTGCCGGCGTAGGTGTGGTTGTTGCTGATGCTTTTGCTGGCATGTCAGAGCCTATGCAGACATTTGTAATCGTATCAGCAACCGGGGTCGCTGCCGTAGGACTTCTTGCGGCTGGATTGGTAGTATATACAAGTGCTGCTGCTGCATATTCTGCCATTACTGGAATCATGGTAACAAGTACCCTTACCTTGGGGGCTGCGATTTCTGCGGCAATCTGGCCTGCGACTCTCGTTGTCGGAACGCTTGCACTTGTGGCGGCTGGGCTCGTTTATCTCAATGAAAAGACCGGGGTAATCACATATTCATGGAATCTTTTGAAAGATATTTTTACCATCGTAGCTCATGACGTGAAGACAGCGTTCACGATATTGTGGGAAGGAATCGTTTACGTCGCCGGAGAAATACGAAAAGCAATTGAAAGTATTCTCCCAATGGAGTTTTTGGGAAAAGTTGGCGATTTTGTAGACGGTGTTGTGTCCCAGTTCTCAAAAATGGGGGTGGGATTCCATGAACAGGCTGAGGAGATAAGAAACGATTCCGGGCAGGTAACAAGGTCTTTTGAAGATTTCGCCAATATTGACACTAGCGGGACGCAGAGCGGGATTGAAAATATCAGTTCTGGAATATCATCTATGATCCCCACTGTTTCAGCCGGGACTGATGAATTAACTACACTGGGAAACGTGGATATGGGAGGTACTGTAGGGCAGGTACAAACAGTCGATGCTTCTCTTAATGCTGCTTCTGCAACCGGAACGAATTTCACTCACATCATTTCAGATGCTGGAAATGTCAGGATGGACGGTACAAATGCCCAGATATCCCTCGTAGATCAGAACGGGAAGACAACATCCCTTACAATCAATCAACTCACTCAATATCTTCAGGAGTCCGGGAACGTGTCTCAGGCAGGTACTGCCGGACAACTTGCCCTTGTAGACCAAAACGGGAAAGTCGTAAATCTGACTGCGGGTCAAATGATAACTCTTCTTCAGACTGCCGGAAATCAACCACTTGCAGGTACTAGAGCGGGGTTGATCGGGGTGAAGGGAGATGCTGATAAGGCCACGGTGTCTGTTAACGGTCTTGGGCAAGCAATCACCAGAATAAACATGATTCAGCCGAAATGGAATTCAGTCGAAGATTTTTATAATGATCCAACATACGCGGGGAAAAGGGCTCCCAGCAATATAAAAATGGGTATCACATCTTCGGGTGGGAAGGGAACCGGGGAAACAAATGTGAAAATTAACACCGTAAACAATAACGGAACGTCAACGTCTAAAACAAAATTAAAGAAAGCAGGTGTCTGAGATGGCCGAAACTCGATATATTGGATGGAGTGCAGGGGATTCTACATATGTTTGTGATGGAGTGGACGACCATGTTCAGATAAATCAGGCTCTTGCGTGGGCGGCGGCCAATCCGGGCAATACCGTTTACATTCGTGGTCCCTATACCTACAGAATTTCAGATAAGCTCCTGATGGGAAGTTACACTGTTTTTACAGGAGATGCTACAGCAGAAATTAAACTCGATGATTCATGCATGTGGGCTTCAATGACGCCTATTATTGCTCAGATTAATGGCAGTGGCTCGTATATTGCCGGGGTTGAAATCTCAGGATTCAAAATTAACGGGAATGAGGCTAATCTATACCATGACGGAGAGGGAGATCCTGAACGAATACATGGGAAGGGATATTATAACTGTATTCATTTTCAAGGAACCGCTTCAGTTCCGGTTGAAGACATTCACATTCACGACATTGATTTCAAAGACAGTATGGGCGATGGATGCCGTATAGTCCATGCTAAAAATGTGAGAATTCACAATAATACTCAATACAATTTAATGCATTCAAGTGTATTTTTTATAGATGTTGTCGGGGGAGACATCTATAGCAATGATATAAAATATATCACGAATGCGGGGGTCCGGCTGGATAACTGTCAGTCTATCAAAATCAGAGATAATACAATAGTACCCTGGATGGAGCGCGCGATTTTTGGAACACCTGACGGTCCCACAAGCGCACCGGACGGGGGTGACAATGCAATCCAGGTAGGAAATGAGCCAGATTCATATAATATGCCCTTACTCACAAAAGATATTTCTATTTATAATAACACAATTCGGAGCAGTGGTATAGGCGGCATCTGCCTGATGGATACAAGCAGTTCAAGCGGGACCACTGAACAGAATGTTCATATTTATAATAATTTGATTACAGGTTGTGGATGGGGAAACACAGGAGTCACTAGAAGAGCCGGAATTGCGGTCTATAAATGGGGCAATGGGCTAAAAATTGAGAATAATACTATTAATGGGAACTATCATGCCGGAATAAAAATCTTAGATGCAACTGCTTCAGGCGTCACCTGCACCATTAAAAATAATAATGTCACATCCACCATTACACAGGGGGGCGGCGGATACGGTATTTGGAACGTCGTGCCCTCTAAAATGAGTGTAATTGCTGAAACGAATTACGTTTCAAATAATTCAGCCGGGAATTACTATCAGGTATTCCCCATTTCTGAAGCATCGGGTCCTATAACTGAGACACTTCCTGGGGATAGTACTGGATCAGACGATACCGGAAGCGGTTCTGATCCAATTCAAGATCCCGGTCTTGATCCCGGTACAGAACCAGTTCTCGATCCTGTTATAATTCAGTACCAAAAAGATTTAGATGATAATTATTATGTTCCCGGCAGAACCGCATACATCAACCATAAACCATTTAACTGGTACGCTAAACAGGTGGACGTAGGGAAATCTATTGCTCAAGATAAATGTCCGGGTGTCGAGGGCTGGGCATTAACTGATTTAGAAATTGAAGGGGCTGAACTTACTCTTGACTGTGGAGCCGAAACCCTTCGGGAAACCCATGAAGCCATTGCTGAATTCACAAAGGCCGGGAGGGTGACTGTTGAATTTGGAGGAGCATATGCAAATTGGCAGGCTACCGGCTCAATGGGCGATTATTCGACGGATTTAAGATTAAGATCAGGGGATATTCCAGAAGACTATAATACTTATTCATTTCTTCTCGTCATGGACCGGCCTTATTATGAAAGCGTTATCCAGAGAATGAGAAGTAGGTACATTTACAATTCTATGCAGTTTTCGGCAGATGATTGTTATACAGGGAATCTAATCAGGAATGCAAGTTTTGAGGACTGGACTCCTAACCAAATCCCTACATGGACCCTGCAAACAACTCCCGAAGATAATGAATACAGGTGTGTACGATACGCAAAAGAGACGCAGACTTTTTGTGCAGTATCGAGAACCGGGACAACCACAAAAGTGATTCTAAGTGACGGGACTACATGGAGACTGCCGTCTGGTAGTAATTCTTTTGGAACCGGATGGAATGGGTTAGCATGGTGTCCTGAATGGAGTATGTGGGTCGCCTGCTCGCTCGCTGGGACCTCGAATAAAGTTATGGTCTCAAGTGATAACGGGGATACCTGGACCTCGAAAACGACTCCTGTAAATGACAACGCGTGGACGTATGTTTTATGGATACCTCCAAATGACACGGTAACAACTGGCAGGGTTATAATTTACGCTCAGTCGGGGACTACTCCGGGTCAACCAAGATCCATGTACTCAGATGATAAGTGTGAAACGTGGACCGAAGTGGCGACTCCTATCGAATACAACAACTGGATAAGCGCGGCATATGCGCCGGAACTTAGAAGAATTGTTGTAGTCGCCTATGGTAGTCACGCAACTCAGAGAGTAATGACCTCAGACGATTATGGAGTGAGCTACATTGCTCAAACATGCCCTGCACTTGCTCTTACTTCGGTTGTCTGGGCTGATACTCTGGGTCTGTTTGTGGCATGTGCCGATGCTCCACTTCCGGAAACTTTTTCACAAATAATGACCTCTCCTTCAGGTCTTGGAGATACATGGACTCTTAGAGATGTCCCTGTGGCCACTCAAACTGTGACCCCGGCAGAAGGTGACATTTCAACGGAAACTATACAGACACCGGATGGGTATGTTTACTCAGCGAAAACAACAGATTGGAGTGCAGGCGGGGGTCCGTCGTTTACTGTCCCTGCTCTTGATAATGGTCACTATTATAGAATTGATAGAGTTTTCTGCAAGCTAAAAAGCGAATATTCGGGTGTGGTCGCGAGCATCAAATTTACGGTCCAATTTGGATCAGGACCCGAAACTCTAATCAAAGAATGGACTAATTCAACGACCACCTACGCTTCAAAATCTTTGAATGTTGCCCTCGTTTCAGGTGCAAACGAGTCTGTTACTGTGAGATGTTATATGAAAACCAGTAACGGAAGCTACAAAGCAATTAATACGGATACTGGATTTGTGATTACAGAAGCGGGCAGTACGGGGGGATCAGTTGCATACACTTACAACAAATTAAGGTCGTTGGTGTGGGCGAGAGAAAGGGGTGTGCTGATGGCAGTGAGCGAGGGAGACGCCGCCGGAGGAACTGCAAACGGAGCTATATTATCAGTTGATTCAGTTTCGTGGCTTCCTGCGGTTCTTCCTTCTTCCGGTGGAGTCTACAACTTATATACATCAGTCGCTTATGCCGACGACCTCAATAAATTTGTGGCAGTTTCGAGAGGTGGAATTTCAGGCAGTAGAGCTATGGTATGCAGCAATTATGGTAGTGTATCAGACGTGGCCCCGAATGGATGGACATACGTAAGCGCAGGGCAATCCAGAAGCTCTGAGACCGCCAAGGATGGGCTATATTCAGTCAAGATCGAGGGCGACGGCTCAGCAAACAGGGGCGTAATTACTCAGAAACAGTCTTTTGAGGCGAACACTCGATATGTCATTTCAGGATTTGGAAAAGTCGAAGGATTGACTGAGGGAAGTCTGAAAGCGGATATAATCTCAGGAAATTCAGTAATCAAAGAATTAACTTGGGACTCTAATACAGATTGGAACCAGAGAAAAATAACATTTTCTTTCGATGTCCGACCATCTGATGCGTATGTTAGAATAAGGGGGTCAAATCTTAATTCCGGCGCAGTGGGATACATTGACAAAATGCTGATAGAGAGAGCAAGTGACTTTGAACTGTCCCAAACAGGCGCAAATATAACAACATATGGAACGGTAGACACTACCCCTGATGTGATTTTGACTGGGGTTACCTCTGCTCCAGATACAACGATCTCAGGGAATTCAACACAATATTCAACTGATGTGGGAACTACATACACCACCAAATCAACTTCTTATACTGCCTCTGCTGCACCTATTCATGTTCTGCCCGCCCTCTCAGATGGAGCAATATACAGAATTGAAGAAATCCATGCAAAACTTAGAAACGAGCATTCCGGAACTGTTGCTTACATGAAAGTAACTATGCAGACAGGATCAGGAAGCGAAGTAACTCTTGCAGAGTGGACAACTTCTGATGATGATTTCGTGTCAAAATCGGCAGTAATCTCGAAGGAATCAGCTACAGGGCAGCCCCTAACGTTCAGGTATTATATGAGATCCGGTTCAGCGAGCTATAAGGCAGTTGCTACTGAAATAGGATACAAGATAACGGAAATGACTGCGGGCGTGGTGACATCAAGCAATGTCTACATGTGGAATACGGCTGACACCTCGCTAGTAATGGATTGCTGTGATATTCTCCTCCCAAAATACCGGATGGAAATTAATGCAGACGGAAGCGGTAGCCTCACTTATGCGGAAGATTTCATGGATGATAATTATACTATTACAGCCGTTGACACCTCTGGAGTAACTTACAACTCTGTAAACAAATCAATAGTTATCGCAAGCGGGGGATATGTCATATTTAGGATGCCCTGCAAATATCCGGTGACCGGGATTCCATATATGAAAGCCTTTGTATATTCTGGGGCTCCTCAGATCTCAATTTCAGAAACGCAGTCTGGAACTTATTACGGGATAGATGGGAATCAAACAACCGAGATACTGAATTCTGAGATGAACAGGGAACTGATTAATGACAACAGTCTAAATCTTGTAAATAAAACGTCGTTTTTCGTAAAAATCGCCCCTGATTCCGGGGAAAGCTGCGAGTTTGGAGAACTCAAAATATCGGCAGCCCTGGCAACTATTGACTGCGAACGATTCAAGATCTACGCAAATAAAAAAGCGAATGTGATTGGTATTCAGGTTGCTGGGAAATCATCACTGATTGCAACCTTGCGGTATCGCGATTTAGATCCAGCGACGTGATATTATGATCAGGATTGTGAATATCCGGCTGGTAGTTGAAAAACCTTCAACTCATGCGAAATATTATCCTCAAGTAATCGCGGCTACTACTCAGCAGAGTTATCCTTTTTCGGTATCAGGTGCAAGCATAGATGTAGTTTCAAATAATTCCCCAGCAAGTTCGGGATATGCTTCCCCTATCAATTTTGACGATATAATCAGGTTGCAGGTATCCGTAAAAATGGATAGAACTGAAAAAACTGTATGGCAAGATATATTTCATGGAAGAATTGAAAATTTAAGCTCCGAATACGGAACCGGAAATCAACTTCGTATTTATGCTGTCGGGCATGAAGCAGAAATCAGAACAGATCTCATTGAAGAAACGAAAGAATATGCAACTCCAACCGACGCAAAAACTCTCTTATCGTATTTCTCAAAATATTTTAACCGCCTCACATATTCAGATTCAAGAGCATCAACTGGGGTCGTTTTCCCTACCTATGATACAAATGCAGATCAAATGAATTTGATGGACTTGATAAGCGACATGGAGACAAATAGCGGGCTAAAGTGGATATTTGAAGTAGTTCCCACGTATGATTCATCAAAAAACCTGAGTACCCGATATGTTTCCTGGAGACAATTTGTTACAGCAGGATCTTTTACGGCGACTCCGGTAAATTCATACAAAGTTGTAGAAGGTACTCAGAGGTTGATAGCTGCTGATTTTGACGTGGACGGCGAGGGGGTTTTTACGTTTCATAGAGTTTACGGGGCGACTCCTGAAAGTGGAAATCAGTATAAGGGATCGGCTGTAGATGATGCACTGTCTTCTATATATGGGCGAAGGAGTGCAGTGGATACTTACCCCTGGATTAAATCATCGGATTTATGTAATTCTGTCGCGGAGGGGCTGTTGAGTGCTGAAAAAGATCCTGAAATCTCCGGGCAGGTATTATTAATAGGGACTCCGCAAGCGAAACTAGGTGATTATGTTTATGTTAAAATTCCTTCTGAAGAATTGAACGGGGCTTCCGTTGTTGGTTATTTTTATGTTAAGAGGATTCAACATTTGATTGATCGTGCTAAATTTCATACTCTTCTTGATTTTGGGAAAGTAAGACCGGAGGCAGAGGATTATATAGCACGGGTATCGGCAACAACTAAACTCTGTAAAAAGAGCCTGGTGAAGTGAAATGAAATCGGTTACTGTAGGTTCATATTGCAGACTCGACGGGAAAGACGGAGCGAATTTTCAGCAGGTAGATATTAGGGTTGAGAGTTGATTTCATCGTCCTCCCATAAATCCAAAACGTTTAACTTTTTTTCATATGGTTTAATTTCTTCCTCGGTTGCTTTTCTATATCCCGCTTCTGTTTTGATGTACCATCCTCGATCAGTCGCCATAAAACATTTACCATCGAGTTCGACAAAGCCACCAACCCCAAGCCAATCCTCAGGAGTTGAAATTCGTTCTGTGTTCATGTCCTGCATAACCAATATTAAAGAGTTGTGAGTATTTTAATTTTCCATTAAAACGTAATCCGCGAATTTTAACACATGAAATCGGTTACTGTAGGTTCCTCAGTTGATTCCTCTCAAAAACTCCAAACCCTCATAAACGACACCGGCAACACCCCTACAGAATATGTTTTTTCAGAAAACGACATCGAAATTAATTCAACAGTTAAATTTTATAATAATACAAAACTCACGGGGAACGGCGTAAATCTCCATCTCAAAGATAAAGTTTCTGAATCGGTCTTTCCGACAATGACACCCATTTTAACTTCAAAAACATCGCCCGGAGCTATAAATTTAGAATTTTCAGGACTCACTTTCGATGGAAATTACAATAATCAAAATGTCTCTCTGGGAAAAGGATTTCACAATTTTATATACATCTACAAGGGCACTGGCATAAAAGTTCATGACTGTTATATCCATGATACCGCAGGAGATGGAGCACGACTCACATACTGCAAGAATTCAGACTTTTACAACAATAGAATCGTGCGCCCCGGTCACGAAGGGGTATATTTTGACGGCGGCTCAGACGCTCATGCCTGGGGGAACTATGGAGAAATCCGTACAAACAACCTCGTAAGAGTCAGACACATAACACGGGCACACGTTCACGATAATAAAATATACAACAAAGTCGCCGGGGCTGCATCGTGCCCGGGAATTCAGATCGAAGTTTCAACAAAGCAGGGAACGCTGTCTGATGTACTCATTGAGGAAAATTATTTAGAAGGGGTGTACGGACCGGGGATCTGGGCGATGGGCAGGCTGAACACGTCAAGGGATGCAGCAAAAGGCGTTATCATAAGAAATAATACTTTTTATAAATGTGGTCAGATGAAACACATAGCAGGGGTGGGCGGTATAGTCTGTGATGGAATTAACGATATTGAGATTTATAATAATCTGTTTGACAGTTGCAATGGTTACGGGGTGCTGTTTGGGTCTTATGTTGCGGTGACTTCAGCGAGTTCTGGGTACAAGGCAGTGGTAAGAGATAACGTTTTTAAAAATACTGGTAAGAGCATAACGGCGGGTGAGGCTTCCGGGACTGCTCTTTGTAATTTGATTCCGAAAAAATATACAGTTGAGGCGTGGGGGAATTCATATTCTGGAAACGTACGAGATTTGTATAATGTCACCGAGCAGGTAAAAACACCGGAAGAACCTGACGGCCCGGCATATGTGAAATTTGAGTGTCCTGAATCTGAAATTGACGGTCTGAAAGTGAAATACAATATCTATAAGAGGCTTAACAATGAATGAAAATAGACTCCGTGAACAATCTCCGAGTGCAGTTTTAAAAGCTCCCGCCTTTCTCGATATCGGAGGGCTGGGCGGGGCCAGATACCGCGATCTTCTCTTTTTCGACCTTGGGGAGTACGAAGGCGCGAAAATCGAAAAGGCAACCCTCTCTTTATACTGGTATTATCCTGCCGGGGTTTCAAGACTCGAAAATACAATCGTCGAAGTGTACCGCCCTGCTTCATCCTGGAACTCTGATTTTGTAAGCTGGAACAATCGAGAGAAAAATACTTCCTGGGCAAACCCTGGCGGTGATTGGATTGACAAAATAGGTATCCCGCAGGGCAACACCCCATTTGCATCTTTTGAAATTAGAGGTATGGACCTCCCCGACAACCGCTATTATGAGCTTGACATTACCGAGCTTATCAAAGGATACGCAGAAGGGAAATACGAGAATACCGGGCTTCTCCTGAAGGCTCGGACGGAAGACAGTAATTATATTGCATTTTACAGCGCGAAGGCTGGCGGGGAGGACAAAAAACCTATGCTGAAAACCACGATCGCTGAAGACCAGGCAGAAGCATCGCTAATGATTCAGTGCAAGAGCCTTGACGAAGCGAAGATCTTAGCAGAGGATCTCAGAGCGCACATTGGGAGCCTGGAGATAGAAATATACTCAAAGGTCTGAGAGAACGGCTTCGCAGCGGTCGTACGAAGTGACCTAAAAAGAGATACTCGACGATTAGTAGAGAACAATTTTCCTTTTTGAATACAATTTTCATATTTTTTATTATTATGTCAGTACTTCCTACGCAGAGAAAAAACGGACGGTATGTGAATGGAATTTGAAAAATGTAATCCAATCTTCCTCATTTCAATCATCGGGGCTATCTTATTGGGCGTTTGCCTGATCCTGACACATCAGGACGGTTTTTTACTGAAAGCTATTCTGTTTTTATTGGGGGTAGGGGTTGGAATCCCTCTTCCGGGAACTCTATTGAAAAAGGAGTGATAAGAAGTGTTTTTTGAAGGAACGCGGAAAAAAGAGAATGTAGACCCTGAAAAGGTCGCATACCTGGGATTTTCATTGAAATGAGGTGATCTAATGGAACAGTTGGTAATTGACTATCAGAATTTAGAAGAACTTTTTGAGCTGTTTGTGTCGTTTGCTATCGGTTTTATTTCGTTTGCTTGCGGGCTACAGGCTTATATTAAGAAAAAGGGAATTAAGCTGGCAACATTTGACAAGGTAGAAGAGTACCGAGAACTCAAAGAAGTTGCCGGGATACTCTCAAACAACATCTCAAAAAAGGAATTTCTTACTATTGTGTCAACTGTAGTTGAAATGAAAGAGAAGAAGGATTCGATAACTGTTGAGGATGTCGCCACAGTTGGAAAAATGTTATTTGAAGCGGTGACGACTGAAGAAAAGAAATAAGATAGGAGATCGCCTGACTATACCCCCCAGAATAGTCGGGCGAGTTCATTTTGATAAAGTGAAATAGTTTTTTCTGATGAAATAAGTATATGAAACTTAGTTCTTTTTTGGACGGATACTTTCAAGAGTATCAGCAACAATATTAAGCATTTTTCCAGAATATTTTCTAAGCCTATTTATTTTGATTCTCAAAGTTCACACCTCTAAAACAATTACCATTCACTCATCCACCTATTAACCTCTTCAGCCCCACGAATATATTTTAACTTACCACATAATTTAATTTTCACGTCTGCGCCTAATATCGTGCCGTCCAATAGCTTATAGTTTATAATTTTTCCTTCATAAATCCATGTGTAAATATCTGCGATTTTCACAGTATATTCATGGATTTCATTATCTGAATGTGCGGCGGTGTCTATAATTCGTTGTCCCTCGTCTTCTAAAACTGTGTTATAGCTCAGTGTTGCTGTTTCTGAGCGCAGGTGGGGAACCGGGATTCCATCGTCCTGAACACCTGCTATTTCAATCCCGTCCACATACACTTTTATTTTGCCGTAGGGGTCAATTGGATCAACTAACATTTTATTATACCTCCAAAATACATTTTAATAAACATCCTTCGTACTTTATCCTGTTCTCTTTAATAAGTTCCTCTAAACAGTGCGCAACGTCTTCTGATTTAGATTTGTTAGGACAATGAAGTGCTAGTTCGTATATGGAGATTCCACTGTCAAACGACTTGATTGTGGAATATATATACATTTTTAAATGAAAATGTTTAATCTTTTCGATAATGTTTGACATGTGTTAATATCATCCCCGTTTCTACAATATCCACTTTTTATTATTTTCCTCATGAAATAAAATGATTCTTGATTCACACATACCCCGTTTTTTCCTTGCATGAGTCCAGGCTGCCGCCAGTTGATACATGCCCCACATGACCCCATACCGCCCCTCAGTCGTCTGTTTCCAAGAATGTAGAATCCTCGCAATCGTACATATGTGGGCAGTCTAGGCAACTGTCCCACAGGCATAAACCAGTATATGAGAGGTTATCAGTTTCGGAGGACATTTTAAGCCTCAAAAATATAATTAGGGAGGATCATGCGATCCATTCCCCCCCAAGAATAATAATTTCGGATTTTGTAGGGATATACATGGCATTTTCCTCGAAAGGCTCCTCATCGTCCCCGCCGTCAACTGTCATTTTATAGACATCCTGAAGACAGCCTAAGTCTGTTCTTGCGTCCTTATCAAAGATATTATCATGCCATCTTCTTACTTTCCCGTAGAAGGTGCAGTTTTTTACATCCGCGTTTCTCTTCTGAACCCACGCTTTCGCGATTGGTTCGCTTGGTGCTACAACTTGGATTTGTATTTCTGTCATGTTTGTGGCTCCTTTGAACTTTCGTTATCTTAACGCAGGACACTATTTTAGCCCTGTATATAGCAATAGTACATTATACTATTTATAGTTTACTGTAGTCGGTTTGAAAAAAATTAATTATGCAAAATATAAGTTATATCCTTATTTTTAAAATCGATCCCAATTGAAGAAGGATTCCCTCTGTAATTTATTTTACACGTCCAAACGTGATCTTTAGAAGATATTTTTATTTTGGACTCTGATATAAGGGATACACCTAAAATTACTGTGCATGTTTTCCATTTAGATTTCGTTAATTTCGGGTATCCGTTTTGATCTGTTTTTGAATATCCGTACTCTTCTTCTGGTTTTATTTCGAGAGTCATATCCGAAGAGTGAGTCCATTTTTTACTGTCTGAAGGTCTTGCCATTGATGGAACCTCTAAAAATTGGTTATGGGTCCTCTGAGTATTCCGTCAGTTCAGCAACCGATTGGAATTCCTTTATGGCATATTTTACGAAATGCAGTTCGCTTTCTATGTGGATTATTTCCAACACTGCCGGTGAGTAATCTAGTGATCTAGCATTTACAGGGATTTCTTTTATTTCTTCAATTAGTTTGTCAAGCTTCTTCTTTAGTGTGTTCAGCGTATCAATCAGGGTTTCTTGTGATTCATTTGTAAATTCCATGTTTGTTCACCTGTTTAAACCGTTACTCTGTATATAGTAATAATACATTATATTATTTATAGTTTACTGTCATGTAACAAAAACTGCTGCGCAGTTCACCTGGATAAATTACTTTCATATGTGAAAATTTATATACAACTAAAAATAATTAACAGTGATAAAAACATTAAGGAGCCATCCCAAATGCAAATAAAAGTAATCTCAGGACGGGACGAGATCCCTCTATTATTGCCAAATGAAAAAATAGTCCATATCGGATTTAGACCGTCTGCTGAAGATATATATAGTATCTGTGAATCCTGCCCGAAAATAGAGGCAATACAAGTACCGCCGTCGTATTTCGTCAGCATTTCAAAATCTATTCAAATATTTCTCAGAATGCAGAAAATACAACTGTTAGAGGGAGATGTAGGAGGGCATCGAAAAGACCTGCATCCTTATTATGTTGTTCCCTCTTATATCACGGACAAAATCAAAGAAATGAAAGAAGACGGAACAAAACCGGACGACATTGTGAAATATGTTTCGCGGCTGCATAGAATGAGTGAATCCCTGGCGGCTTATGTTGTGCATTCCGTCAAAATATAAATTCCTTTACTCTTTTAATTCTTTTTTTTTAATTCTTTTACTGATATATTAATTATAGAACGTTGCGTTTTATTCTATTTGTGATTTGAGAAAATGGATTGAAAAAAACCAATGAATAATATATTTTTAATCATATTTTCTATGCATAACTATTTATATTATGCATACCAATTGTATAGTATGTCAAGGCCCAAAAAGCAAATCCCTTTAAAAGATGTAAAAATAAAAGGGCTGAAAACACTTCTAAAAGAAGGTAAAACACAAGAACAGATGGCGGATTATTATAGAAAACATGATATAAATGTAGATCAGGCAACAATAAGCAGGAGAATAGCAGAAATAAAAAAGGTGACTGATGATGATAAAACAGACAAAGAAAAGAGTAAAAAGACATCATTTTAAGAGACTTTAAGATAATAATCCCGTCTGCCTCCTCCTCAGACGGGTCATAATGTCGTTTTAGCGGGTTCAAGTCCCGTGAACGGCTGAAGGTGATATAAAAAAAGGAGCCACGATAAGAAGAACAGACCGGGAAACACGAAATCAAATCTATCTTTGAGGAACACCCCTGCTTTTAAGCCGGCAGGGGCCTAAATGTCCATGTAGTAATAAATAAACAACGGGTTAAAATCCCGGCATGGGCTTATTATTCTTTTTAAACAGTTCGGAGCCACGATATGAAAAAACCTATCCTAAAAGCACTGTCGGGGGATCCAATCGAAAAACAATTAGTATTTAATTTCCTCCCCCTCGAAAACGGGGCATTTCCAAGAGAAGAATTTTAAAGTTCAACGGAGCCAAAAAGAATGTCAGACTGTGAAGATTGTTTAGAGTATAAATTTTTGACTGTTTTGAAGCAGAACGCGGAATATCTTAAGAGTATCGCGGAATCGCTTAAGATTCTTGCTGAAAAGCCAGTCCAAGGGATAACCCTTGAAGTATCGCCTGACCTACTAACTCCACAGGAGGAAGATTAATGTCAGGATTCAATCAAGCCGCTGCGGTAGATGCTCTTATGGCAGCGGACAAGATCGAAAAGAGGTTTTGTGGTTTTTGCGGGAAACCTTTCGACGTCGAGATTGAGAGCGGGGAAATTAACTGTCCAGAGTGCAGGGAGGACTAAATATGACCCCGGAAGAAATCAATACCCGGATGAATATCTTGTTAGGTCTTCGCGGATTTTCAATTGTGAAACTAACAGAAAAAACAGCCCTTTGGAGAATGGTTTCCGACGATGAGCTTCTTATTGATGTGTCGTTTCCTCCTGAACTATGGGAAGCAAAGCACGCAGGGAAAACTCTCGATTGGGTGAAAAGCCCGGAAATGCCCGCCAATCTAAAGGGTATGATTGAGGCTCTTGTAGAGGACTATACCGAAGCTCTGAAAGCTGCTCTTGATGAGGTCGAAGAATACCACGAGAACCCCGTAGAACTCCCTCCGGAAGTGCCTGAAGCACTTATAAGTCCTGAAGCTGAAGACGCTCAGAAAGCCTTAGAAGAAGCCGATAAGCTTGCAAAGCTTGACGCGATAATGGACGGAGAGGCAGAACCTGAAACAAAGCCTGTAACAAGAGTACAGAAGACCGTAAGACATGAGAAGCCAGTCCAGAGGATGCCCGCCGTAATCCCCATTAGTATGCGAGATATCCAGATCAAGGAACTCAGCATAGACGACATCAAACAGTATATATGTCCTGCTGCAACAGATCAGGAAGCTTTTTTGTTCTTGAAGCTGTGCCAGGCACGCCAGCTTAACCCGTTCCTGAATGAGGCATATCTCATAAAATACGGGGATAAAGCCACAATGACCGTAGGGAAAGAAGCGTTTATGAGGCGTGCTGAAGCTCACCCTCAGTTTGATGGATACGAGGCCGGGATAATCATTCAGAACGCAGACAAGACACTCGAAAGGCGGGAAGGCACTTTCATTTTGAAAAATGAAGTACTTGTCGGAGGATGGGCCAAGATCTACCGGAAAGACAGGAGACAGCCGTTTGTTTCAGAAGTAGCACTTCACGAATATAATACGGGTAAGTCTCTCTGGATTTCAAAGCCGGCTACTATGATAAGGAAAGTAGCAATTGTTCAGGGGAAGCGGGAGGCGTTCCCGTCTGAGTTTGGCGGTATGTATGATGCTGCCGAGATGGGCGGTGAAGTCATAGAAGCCGTTTACGAGGTGGGGGCGTGAATCCAGAACATATCGCCCTCGGTTTTTTATTTGGATGGCTTGCCGTCCTCTATACCTTTCATCTTATAATGAAACCAAGAAAGATGGTGAGATCATGAGTGAATTCCACAGTCAAAAATCCGAGGCCAAGCGAATAAAAGTACCGGGGGATTTCACTCAAGAAGGAATTAATCATCCTTCCCATTTTAATTTTTCTGTGTGGGGGGCTTATTAATGCAGCCACTCGTAGAAATTACAGACGGGCTATTAGGAACTCCTGATAAAGTAATAATGAAAGCCCGGTCCCCTGATTTATTCCCCTGTTACGTGCAGGCATATTTTGAAGATAAAATAAAACTTACTCGGAATAAAATTGAATGTGGAATAGACCGGGTAACTGTCAGGACCGAAGATAAAAAGGCCATTTATGATTCGGATCTTTTCAACTATATTAAAAGTCTTGGAAAGATAGAATGTTATCTCTCAAATGTTCCGCTTCAGGGAGATAATGAACTGTTGTTCCCTCTTTTTGCTAAATATCGGTTTGGGTGGGTTGTTTTAGCTCCGTTGGAGGGGTGACAAGGTGGCTACAGATAACCAATACAGCACCCCTCTCCTTGCGTGTGACCCAAAAATAAGAGGGACTGCAATTTGTCATACTGATGGAAAATGTTCTCAGTGTGGGTTTGCACAGAAATATGAAAATCCCGAAGAAGTCCCTTTATTTTTTCAGGGATTAATTGAACGTGCTGAGGAGGCTGAAACTCGTGAAACTTACTGAAGAAGTTAAGGGGTGTAAGGGGGAGGTTGTTGAGATCAGATCGAAGGGTCGGCGGCAGGGGGCTTTCTGAGTGCTGACCGTTTGTATATGTCGAGAAATGGGCTGCAATAAACTTGTAATGGTGAGTTGTGCGAAGTTCAGGAAGCCGGTTTGCTCCGAAACCGGTTTATCTCCTCGTATGATGTCGAGTTGCCCGAAGGAGGCAGTTTGATGGCAAGACGGCATTACACTTATGAATATTACGAATCCGAAATCCGAAAACTCTATCCGACTATCCAGCTCCTGAAAGCATACTGCGAAGCAAATCCAGAAGACGAATCGACCCTGAAGGAACTTGAACAGAAAGAACGGTCCATGAGCTACTTAAAAAAGATGTGGGCTTCCAGAATACCTATTACTGCCCAGGTTGCCAGCAATGAGGGGCTTGAAAACTCGGCTGATGAATTAAGATGTCAGACCGAACCAATGAAGCAGTATGACCCGAAGAAATGGCCATATAAGCAGGTAGGGGACTATAACGCGCATATTCCAAGCCTAGGCGTTTGGTATCCTGTGTGCCGGGAAAGAAAGACATTAGAAGACCTTTACGGTACTCTCATGGACCGGGACCACCGGAAGAACCTATATGAAGAGTTTGAGAGGTTCCGTGCAGATCCAAGGTTTACTATTTTCCGTTTTGATCTTGAATGCACAGAAGACGAATTCCTGAACTTCCTGCCTACGTGGCCCAAAACATGTAAGTTTTGCGAGGTACACCGTCAAAAGATGGATTCTGGAGAGTATTTCTGCCCTCGGACATTGCAGATATTGGAGTTTTATCCGGGTCCTGACTTCAAGTGTCACGAAGGATTCTCCCCGCGAAAGAGGGATGGTAGTGAGTTACAACGGATTAGGACCACGAAGAAAAGAATTTTGAGTCAATGTCTAGAAAAGGGCTTCCAGATTGTTTGGAGGGGCAGCAGAGAGGCGGCATGTGAGGAGTATAGGGCAGGAATTGAGGAATGGCTTAAGCTGAACTACGTGGAGCTTCTGAAGCTCGACATGCGAGACGATCGAGCGGAACTCATGAAGAAGAAGGATATGCTTGAGGCAGAGTACAAGGCGGTTTGTGGGGCATTGGGTGTGTCAGCATGATCGTAAAAAAGAAATGCCCTTACACAGACCGGGGCGGCTATTTTATTAACCCAATGACAATATATATAATTTAACATATTCAAAAAAGTTTATATACTGTTGAAGAGTATCGTAACATGTCCTAGAATCTACCCCGATAAAAGGACTTTTCAAACCTCCTCATAAAAACGGCTAAACCCTTTTTCTCTTCCACATAAAAAACGAGTCAGATAGGCAGGAAACGGCTAAAGTTCAGTCGGAGCCACCCTTTGAAAACATGCCGCTTCCTGTTCCTCCTATTTTGCAAGATTTTACACCTGCAAGTGATAATTACCTCCCCTCTCATATTAATATGTTTGGTAGGATAATATATACATATGAAACTAACATTACTATTTTTTCAAGTCTTATAATAATCCTCTCAAACTCGATTTTTGATAATTAGGCATGTAAAGTCTTTTTATCTGTTCTAACTGTGTAACTTACAATAATTATTTCTTGCAGGTTCAGACTCTCATAAATCAGAAAGCTTTGGAAGAGGGGGGCGGGAAAAAAGAGAAGGTGGTGGTTTTGGTGAGTTGCGGCATGTTGTGGATTTAAAAATATAAGAGTGATTATTATATTATTTTTGTAGAAGTGAATAAGTATTTATAATATAGATATATAATAAATGCTATGGAAATAAAACTAGAAGCGTATGACACTAGAGAGAAGGTAGTGAAAAAATCAGGTAGTTCCGCTCATGTGTATTTACCCGTTGAATGGATAGACAAGCGGGTTAAGATTTTGTTAATTGATCCATTGGAGTGAGGCGAATGGATCTAAAGCCGATTGAAACTGTTTATAATGGGTATCGTTTTAGAAGCAGGTTAGAAGCTCGGTGGGCTGTTTTCTTTGATACTCTGGGGATTAAGTACGAGTATGAAAAAGAGGGGTACGATCTTGGTGTCAATGGGTGGTATTTACCTGATTTTTGGCTTCCAGAATATAAATGTTGGATTGAGATCAAAGGAGAGAAACCGTCTTTAGACGAGGTATTGAAAGTAGTAGAATTAGAATCTAAAACTGGAAATGTAGGGATTCTTTTTTGGGGATTGCCAGGTGAGAACCTTGGAAAATCTACATACATAATACGGCAAGGGAGCGAGGGATACGTACAGGTGAATTCTAGCAATGTTAGATTTGGATTTTGTAATCCGGGGTGGTGCAAAAACATAGAAGAACTTAGGAATTCTATGGAGGATCACAGAGTAGAGCCTATAAACTCAAACATAAAAATAGACATGGGGGGCTACGATTTTGTATGTAATGATGAGTGGAGTAAAAGCACAAATCCTTATTATTTTGGAAAAAGAAAAATAGATTATAATCATGTTTCTCTTATACAAGCATATAGAGCCGCCAAATCCGCAAGGTTTGAGCATGGGGAAAAACCAAATATTAAAAGATGGGTGGTGGAGTAAAATAATAGAAGTAAACAGAGATAATAAAGCATTTTACGGAGAAAATTCTTTTTTATAACTAACTTTTTTATATTATTTTTTTGATTGTCAGTAAGTTTTATATAGTATTGTGTAATATACACAATATACACCAATGGAGGTAAATCAATGCCGAGAATGAATATATGGGTTCCAGATGAGATTAAAACCCGGATTGATGAGTATAATAAAGCAAATGAGTACTTTAAATTAAATGTAAGTAAGATAGCGCAGGACGCTATAAATGCGAAATTGTCCGAGGTTGGGATGGGACAGGAAACAAAAGCTTAAACTGTAGAGGTCTTTTTTATGAAAGTCGGAGCCACACAAAAAGAAACGTTTACTGTACTTGCTGACGTTGAACTACATCAAGCACTTTTGGCAGCGAGGAAAGCAGGGAAGAGACACGGCGGGAAGCTGATATCCTGTACTATGGCTTTGGAGCTTGGGGCCAGGATTCTTTTAGGGCTTGAAGAAAATGAAGAAGATATAATAAGGCAGGATATCGAAGAGATTAAAACCCAACGGGCTGCCCTTGAGCAAAAAGAAAGAATGCGATTAGAACAGCTTCGTATGATGGAAGCAAGTCGGGAAGCTAAACTTTCAGATGCAGCAGAGCAGAATAATAATGTTCAGATTTTGGCACACCGGATTATAGAAATCTGGGACAATGTTACTATTTTGAATAAGAGAACTATGATCGAGAGCCTTGTAAATATTGATACAACAAGGCTTGATAAGCATAAACTTGAAACTGTTTTTCCAAGAAGACCCACGCCCAAACCCTCAGATGATGAAGCTGTAAGAATTGCATACAATCTTTTAGAGGGTGAGATAGTTGGAGCGTGATCTGTGGGATCTTGCAGATATTGGAGTTAAAATTCCATATTTAAAGGATATATCGGACTTTATAGAAACGTACTGCGCGGATGAACTTTATACACTTGCTTCTGAATATCCAGACAAAACATCGTTATATATCAAACACGTCGACGTTTTGAAGTTCAGCCCCGGTCTTGCATATGCGATTGAGAATAAATTTTACAAGATTGAACCCATTCTGAAACAAGCATTAGTTGACAGTGGAGTTATGAAGTTTCGGAATGATACTGATGAACTCCTTGAAACTGTTAAAATTAGGATAACTTCTGTTATTCCTGCGTTGAAACAGTCTATACAGGACCTTGGAAAAAAGGACATTGGGAAACTTGTTTGCGTTGATGGGTATGCCAGACTTGTTTCGGATGCAGAACCTAAAAGTGTGTACTCTCTTTTTGAATGTCTCCGATGCGGGCACGTCACGAAAGTGTATCAATCCGGCGGGAAGTTTATTGAACCAACGTATTGCGAAGATGAAACGTGTGGGAAAAAGGGGCCGTTCACAGAAGTAGAAACGTCTGATGGGTATGTGGACGCTCAGCGGTTGAAAATTCAGGAATTGCCAGACTCGACAACCGGCACGAAGACACAAGATATAATTGTAGAATGTGAAGAAGATCTTACAAATGTCGTAAAGCCTGGAGATAGGATTACAGTTGTAGGTATCTTAAAATTAAAACCTAAATATGCGAGTGGAAGCAGGTCTACGATTAATGAAAAGATTATATATGCGCTGTCGATTGAGAAGAAAGACATGGGGTTCGATGAATATATATTAACACAGTCTGATGAAGACGAAATTATACAATTATCAAAAGATCCTGATGTCGAAACTAAAATAATTCAAAGTATAGCACCTTCCATATATGGAAATGAGGATATTAAAGAAGCTCTTGCACTTCAGTTATTTGGAGGAGTTAAAAAAATACTTCCTGATGGAACTATACAGCGTGGGGAAATCCATGAACAACTGATAGGAGATCCCGGAGGAGCAAAAACCAGATTCTTAAGGCGGGTCGTGCAGATTTCACCGCGTGGGATTTATGCGAGTGGGAGGCAAACGAGCGCGGCAGGGCTTACTGCGGCAGCGGTTAAAGATCCACTAAATGATGGTGCGTGGACACTTGAAGGTGGGGCGGCTGTCATGGCATCAGGTGGGATTCTTGCGATAGATGAAATCGGGCAGGCGCGAGAAGACGATAAAAGCGCGCTCCATGAAGTGATGGAAAATGGATCAATCAGCGTAGCAAAAGCCGGGAATGTTACGACCCTGAGAGCTGAATGTGCTATTTTGATGGCGGGAAACCCTGTTAACGGGTATTTTGACCAAAATGACAAGGATTATGCAAAACAGATGGGGATTCCTCCTGCATTATGGTCAAGAGTTGCATTATCGTTTATAATGTTGGATACTCCAGAAGATGAAAAGGATTCGGCTATAGCTTCTCATATTTTGAAAAATCACCGTATTGGGGGAATGGTTCAGAATAGGGAGCGCGCGAAAAATCCAGAATTTACAGAAAGTGAAGTTCAGGAAGCAATAAAAAGCATTGAAGCTCCGATTTCGGAAGAGCTTTTGAGAAAGTATATTGCGTATTCGAGAATGTACATTTTTCCGGTTGCCACTGAGGAAATGATAGAAGAAATGAAAGGGTTTTACCTCGACGTGAGGCGCATGAAAGGAGCAAAACAGGATTCTCCTGTACCAATCACTCCTCGGAGTATAGAAGACTTACAGAGGCTCTCAGAGGCACACGCGAGAATGAGATTATCAAATGTGATTACTTATGATGACGTGAAGGCAGCGAAGAGGCTTATGATTGAATCTCTGAAGCAGGTAGGGATGAATGAAGACGGATATCTTGATGCCGGGGTGTCGTATCTTGGGAAGTCAAAAAGTCAAGTTGAAAAAACGGAATTGTTATTGAAATGTATTAAAGACTTTTCGTATGAAATGGATGTAATAAACGAGATGAGAAAGGCCGGAGTCAACGAGAGCACAACAAAGGAGTATTTAAAGAGACTGTCACAGAAGGGAAGAATATACCAGATTGATAACGGAGCGTGGAAAACTGTATAATTACAAAATTAAACTGTACACTAATAAAAAAATAAAAGTGTACAGTTTAAACTAAATTTGAACTGTACATTTATCTAAAAAATGTACAGTTTTGAACCAAAAAGTGCCAATAAATGTACAGTTTTAAAAGAAATGTACAGTTTTAATAATATGTTACTGTAGGCAACAGTCTAAACGAAAACTGCTAAAAATGTTCTAATGGAAATGGAGCGATACATAATGAAAAAAGAAATTGTTTATATACTTAAAAAAGGGGTGTTTCTACTCCACAGATGTATAGATATAGTTAGAGTAAAAATGTACAGTAGTAGTAGTGTACATTTTTCTAAATAATAATCAATAATAAGAGATTTTCAGGAATCTAGTATATAAATATAATTCAACTTTATAACTCTATCAGTATAAATAATTAAATGTATGTCGGAGCCACAATATGAACCAACAGTCTAAACAACAAACTCTTTTCGAGAACACAATCCAAAACATTCCAACATTCGTTTATTGCGGGAATGCAGCCGGTCCACTCAGGGAGGTCGAACAATGTCCTTCAAAATGACCTACCCCCCGAAGGAAGCTTATGTCTTCTCAACACCTCTCGCAAACCCGTTCCCGTCGAGACATCCTGATTACGTAGAAAGGACTTTTGCAGGGAAAAAGCGAGATGAAATTGATTTTGATGAATATATCGAAGAAGACGATACCGAAACGGACGACTGAGCAGCATGAACCAGCATGAAAAATTAGAATTCCTTCTTTCTACTCCGAACATCCTTGCTAGTTTAATGTGCATGTTCGGGCTTGCTTTTCATGCTAATATACTTTTCAGCTTGGGATTCATTCCGTTTATAATAATCAATCTCAAAAGAAATGATAAGATGCACGCACGTTATTTTATTATTATCTGGATGATGGCTGTTTTTGGAGTAGTAGCTCATTTAATGGGATGGGATTTACCAGGGATTTTAGTGGAGTTGATAAAATGGTAGAATGGACAATATCACGCGAGTATGGTACAGGAATTTTCAAAGCCGAATGCAAAGAGCGCGGGATTCGGTACAGGAAAATTCAAAGCCGAATGCAAAGAGCGCGGGATTATAATTACGAAAAATACATATGATGAGGCTAGGGTAGCAATGTTGGAAACTCTTGTATACACAGGTACACTATCAGACGCAGATATCACAGCAATTATCATAGAGGTCACAGAGGACGTTCTCGCTCAATGTAATACCACATTAGAAACAGATCCATCAGTTAGACTCTCAAAGGTGACACAAATTGAAAAAATCAATCACCTACAAGATAATAGGGTGTAATCACCGATTCACCGGCGAGGAAGAGACAAAATGCGATTCTTGCGAATTTTCATTCAAGGATGCAGATTGCACTGCTGGGATTGCAGTTGGTGAGCGGGCTTATATTTATCGGAAGGTTATGAGTTAACAATTTTCATTTATATTTGATACCACTGAAATATATCTCGACAACCCCCGACAATTCAAGACAGGACTAAACAATGTCAGCCGTTAACAGAATCAACAAATATAACCTTGAACAAAGGACAAGAGAACTTAATGAAAATGGGTTATCATTAAGAGACATTGCCGACACTTTAACGACAGAATCAGGACACAAAATAAGCAAGGATTCAGTATTCTCTTTTTTGAAATCAGATGAAAAATACACGGCTGAAATTGTCGAAAGCAAATCACAACTTAAGGCTAAAGTTGTAGAGGCTGAAATCTCAACTATTGAACAACGCAAGCAGGTTATAGACGGGCTCTTAGGACTCGCTCAGTGCGCAGAAAATGAACATGCTAGGGTGTTAGCATTCAAGGAGGCTAATAATGCGCTTGACAGTCTCGACAAACGTTTAGGTAAATTATCTGTAAACCAGGGACAAACTGTAATTAATCCCGGCGGAACTCTAATTAATGTAACAAATAATAACCTTACTCTTAAAGATAAAATCCAACGTTATAAGGAAATGGGGATTTTAAATGGTTCTTGATGACAATACTTTCATAGGAACTGTTTTAGATAATAAATATCTCCCTCAAGATCCTACTTATAAACAATCTCTTTTTTTACAGCGAACCGAAAAGGAAGGCTTATTCGGGGGGCAAGCAGGAGGAGGCAAGTCCAGCACCATCTTAATGGCCGCCCTTCAGTATGTTTCGGAACCAAAATATTCAGCTCTCATTTTAAGGCGTTCTTATGCAGATCTGTCCCTCCCTGGCGCTATAATGGATAGGGCCAATGAATGGCTTAGAAATTCAGATGCAAAATGGAATGAACAAACAAAGACTTGGAAATTTCCTTCAGGTGCTACACTAACATTCGGATATCTTGAACATGAAAATGACAAGTACAGATACCAAGGTGCGGAGTTCCAGTTTATCGCCTTTGATGAACTTACTCAATTTTCTGAGACTCAGTACTCTTATCTTTTTTCCAGGCTTCGTAGGTTGGAAAACTCAGTTATCCCTCTCAGGATAAGAGCGGCTTCAAACCCTGGAGGCGTGGGACATGAGTGGGTGAAAGCTCGCTTTATCACTCCATCACCTGAAGAAATGAAAGCAAACGATAGATTCTTTATTCCTGCCAGCCTGGAAGACAACCCTTTCATAGATCAGGCCGCTTATGAGGAATCCCTTAACGCTCTTGATCCAATCACAAAAGCCCAACTAAAATACGGTGATTGGGATATTATTGCAAATGGCAACATGTTTAAAAGAGAGTGGTTTAAATTTGTTGATGAAATCCCAAGAGGAATAACAAAGTGGGTTAGATTCTGGGATATGGCAGCCTCGGAACCTTCTCATGGTTATCAAGATCCAGACTATACAGCCGGGGTTCTAATGGGAGAACTTAACGGACTCTTCTATATTGCTGATATGGTTCTGGTCCGGTTAAATCCTGCACAGAGGGACGAAGTAATTAAGGCAACTATCAAGATGGACGGCTCACAGGTACTTCAACGAATGGAACAGGAAGGCGGAGCTTCCGGGAAGGACGATGTGTTTAATTTTGCAAAAACACTTTTCCAAGGGACCGGCTTTCAAGGTATAAAGTCTTCAGGTTCTAAGGAAATACGGGCAAGAGGCTTTTCAGGGGCAGTATCAAACGGATTGGTATTTCTTAAGCGGGCTCCTTGGAATTCTACTCTTATTAATTTCTTGTGTCCGTTTCCTCAGAAGGGCGTACATGATGATGCTGTAGATGCTTCGAGCGGTGCTTATAATGAGCTTATTAAGCTGCTTTCTCAACAGGTATATGAAACTTCGTTTGTCGGGGCTTCGAGTTCGGGAGGAATGAGAATCTAATTTTTTTCGGTGTTGGTGAGTACAAACATTTATATACTTTGTACGCATAGTAATATATACAGGTGAAATAAGATGACAAACGAAATCACGATAGATGGACGAAATGTAAGACTCTACCGAAGCATGTACGACTACGTTGAAGATGCGGATTTCGGGTACTACGAAATTCAGGACGGAAAAGTCAGAAAAACTCCTTTCGTTGAAGCAGTGAAACCACAAGAAGATTCAAACTTTTGGATTTGGATCAATTATGACCTCAAATATGAAGGAAATACCTATGTTCGCGTGAACTTCGGCGAGGACGACAGCGATGCTGAAAGTTTCCTCATTGAAAGTGCTCTCGATGAAGAGGTTTTCCTGATCTACGATTCAGTTGAGGGGAAGACCACGACTTACGGAGCAAACGCAAAATGCTATGAAACTGAAGAACTTGCTTATCTCAGTGGAAACCTGGGCTGAGGTGGAAAAAATGAAAGCAAAATGCGTGAAAGGGGGATGCGGATGTGAGTTTGAAAAATGACCTCAGAAATCACTTTTTCAAATATCAAACACACAATCGTGAAAGCATCTTCTGACATTACGGACACAGAGCGAAGTTCAGGAAAACTCTATGCAAGAAGTATTGTCAACAGACTAGCCCCAGGGCTTAGAATAGAAGTCATAGTTTTGAAAACATTGCCTACTCTCATATGTGACGGCTCTTTCTCAGTTTTTGAAGATGATATTAGAAAAGATACAAGAAGGTGTTTTCCCTCACTCCCTAGGACTTATCTGGAAGCAGGTAAGCTTCCGGTTAAGACTCCATTTTTTAAAAAAATCAAGGATGGTGATACAGTTTTAATTATTTTGCATGAGGTCGAATCATGACAACACTTTCAAAACTCTTATGCTCTGCTCGAAACATCGAACCAGAACAAGGAACGCTTACAGGTTCTTGTATTTTATGTGGGCTTGGGACTACAGCCGGACACAAAGCCGAACTGAAAGACACATTCACAGCTTACGACCTAATACAAGGAGGCTCTTGTATTTGCCCAGAATGCTGGCACGTCTACAATGAGCAGATGTATAGAAAGAAGGCATGGGCAGTTACCCACGAAACATTCACCGAAGTTAAGCGGGACGGAGCGAAGGAACTCTTACTGAACCCACCTGAACCCCCTTTCGTGATATACCTTACCCAGACCTGGAAAAAGCAGGGATGGCTTAATCTTATCAATCGAGTGCAAGAGTCAAAAACTGACTATACGATTGGACTTGATTATGATCTTATCGAGGTGAACACTGAAAAACTGAAAGAATATTGTGATATTATCACCGACATCCTTGAAAAGAAAATCACAAAAACAGAACTTAGCACCGGTAATTTCAAAGCGAAAAGCTATGAAAAGCTTGGGTACGACATAGAACTTATTGAAAAAGTTAAACTATTGGCCGGGAACCCTCTCTGGGATCTGGCTATATTCGTGAGCTGATAAAATGGGAATGGAAATCACAGACAAAGAATTAAGAGGGCTGTTGGCAAAAACACTTTCTGGAATCTGGAAAAGAGTTTCCTGGAAAGATATGACATCTATGAAAAGATCTTCAGTTGATGTTTTCTCAGAAAGACTCAGGGCGGCGGCCGGAATGGAGAATGTGCCTCAGATGCTTGAGAAGGTTTGTAAGGGATTAGGGCTGCCATCGGCAACTATGGATACTATTGACATTGAAATGCTTGAAGACGAAAGGGAAAGGGTAAGGAAAATGATAGGGAAAGAATCAGTGCTTGTTGCCCTCTTGACTCAGAAGGAAGCTAAAGAACAGTTTGAAACAGCTAAGAAAATGAAAGGTAATACAAGTTTGGAGGGATTCTAATGACAGTATTACGAGTACCCGGATTCATTACCGCACAGTCGCCTATTCATCACGGAGGAGACGAGAAAGCAGGTAATCAGAGCCTTATCAGAAGACAGGCTTACATTGTGGACAATTCTGTCATTGAAATTCCGGTGATCTCTGGCAATGCCATAAGAGGGGTATTACGCCGGATGATCTGGGACGATCTACTTGAAAGAGTCGGGTACACCCTTGCAAACATGAAAATATATCATATGTTGTTTACAGGTGGAATTCTTGAAGCTGTTGACAGCAAGGACTCCGGGCTCATCGATATCGACATGAAAAAAAGACTTCGGGCCGAATTACCCCCTCTCGCTGTCCTAGGCACAGCTCTCGGAAACCAGATGTTTGAGGGAAAACTGAAATGTGCAATTGCTCAGCCTATCTGTTCAGAGCTTAAGGAGTTCCTGCCGGATGACCTTCCAGTACAGCCAACAACAAGCATATATGAGCTTGTATCATTCGATTTCATGACACGGCTTGACGACATCAAAGAAGCAAGGCAAGAAGGAGAAGCCGCACACCAGATGCTTATGAGCTTTGAGGTAATCAATCCGGGGACCATCTTTGTCCATTCCTTTGCCCTGGACAATCCAAATGATGTAGAGAAAGCTGTCCTGGCTCGCGCCCTGAATCTTTGGAGAGAACACCCGTGGATCGGGGGAAAGTCTGGGGTAGGATACGGAACTGTGAAGCTGAATTATGAACTTGATGATGATTCAGCGTATCTGAAATTCATTGAAGACAACAAAGAGCAGATCTGCAATACTCTAAGCGAGCTGGAGACAAGATAATGCAGTCTATCTATAGAAAGTTGAAGGGATATAACCCCCCTTCAAACTTTCAACCTTTCAAAGTGGAAATCAAACTAGGATCTCCTCTTCTCCTGGCAAACCCGTATATTCACGGGGACAGCGTTCTAATGGCTCTACTTATGAGAAAACTTCTCAGAGATGAATATTACAACCTCCCTGCAAAAAACCCGCTCCCTGTCCATAACATTCTAAAGTTGCCTCTAAAACAGACAAAAGGAGTTTATCACTCTTCAGTCTCTCAATTTGACACGGATGTCGTGAAAACAGAGTCAGTTTACAAAAGATTTGACGAGGAACACCTGGACCATGTGAAATCAAAAATCAAAAGAATCCGTTTAGGGCAAGGGTTTTTCAAGAACTATATGATGAAATTTCCTGTAATCCCTACAAGAACAGTTACATTTTATTATAACGGAAATATAAAAGAATGCAGCTCAATCCTTGAAGACCTCACCGCACTTGGAAAAAAAACGGATATTGGTTATGGGATTGTCAGAAAAATATCAATTGAAGAAACAGAAGAGGACTATTCTTTTGTGAAAGATGGGAAGTGTATGAGGCCCTTTCCAGCAAAAGATTTTAAGGACCTGTATGGTATCCCTTCGGTGGCTCAAAGGCTCGCCTGGAAAGCTCCGTATTGGGATAAGAAAAACATTACCATGTGTGCAGCTCCGGGGTCTATATTCTATTCACATTTTTGAGGTTGTCCTATGATGCCGGACGAATGGCGTGAACTATTTGAATTATGGGCGGAATTGCCAGAATATGCTGCACGGATCAAAGAGGCTGAAAACAATATCAAACAAATCCTTATGGCAGAATGGCCTGTCGTCCTCTACAGCGGAGGCAAGGACAGCCTTGTTCTGCTCCATATGGTCATGCGGCAGAACAATCAGATCCCTGTCTATTACAGCGACTCCGGATATGATTATGAATCTCAACAGATCAAGATGCCAAAGGCAATGACTGATGATATTGTCAAGATCGGCAGGGAAGCAGGAGCAAAAATCCTATATAGTTGTGGGCACAAAACCCCAAACTCAAAAAGATTTTTTGGGAACCTTTTTAGAGTCATGAAAAAACATAATTGCACGGTTGAATTACTTGGCATCAGGGGACAGGAAAGTACACGTAGGACAAGACGAGTTAAGGGACCTCTCATACAAATGGATGGTAGTAGACGTGTGGCCTTTCCGCTTCGTGATCTTGATTGGAGGGACATCTGGGCATACCTCATCACAAACAATATCAGGTATCTGTCTTACTATGACAAATACGCAGCAGTAGAGGGAGGATATGATAAGGTACGACTCACAAGTCGATTCAGTCAGGGCATGGTACATAAAGGAGGTTATTATATTGACTGTGTTATGATGCCGGAATATCGTAATGAGAAACCGAGCGATTGGTAACATTTTTAATTTTCCCTTATATCTCTTTTTGATACAGTCTAATATATGCAACTCCCTAAAATATCCTCTCTTTTTTCCACAACCTCCAAACAATCCCCCCAACCACAAACAGATAAATCCTCATCCACCGTAGGCGCGTCCTCATCAGAACCCCTAGAAAACCATTATCTCTCCCACGAAAACCTCCTAAAATGGATTCAGGAAACAAAAAACAAAATCCCACATGCAACCCCTAAACTCCGGCAGGAAGCATTTGAAGCTGATCCGCTCCTATCCGGCACAATCTATCCATATCTAAAAAATACATTGCTTCAGGGGTTTACAATCCAAACAAAGGACAACAAACTCTACTATCAGGCTATAGAAGAGATAACAGATTGGGTCGAATCCATCAAACTAATGCAGGTATTCCGGGAAGACTACAAAGATTACGGCATCCTCGTCGGGCACTCATTCCGAAGAATTGACCGGGATACCGACGGAAATATCCACCACCTCGAAAGGATCACCCCGGCAACAGTCAGAACTTATACTGATCCCTGGGACTCATCTATAATTTTTTATCATCAGAAAGCCCGCGTTAATAAATCATTTTCGTCTTATGGAACCGCCGAAGAGGTTGATTCATGGTTTATTCCCTTCGGGACCCTCGATCACTATGCAACTTTTATCGACAAGCGGGAAACAGGAAACAGTGACGCGGTTAAAGCTCTCTTTGAAAAATACAAAACTGATTATAGCATTTCAGATATCAACAATCTGAGAATAGCAGCAGCCGAGCGCATTGTGGCAATGCATAATACAGAAGTTAGACAGCCTCACAATGTTTATTATGACGAGTGTGAGACAAAAACGGATCATGCGCCGATAGATTCTGTTATCCTGGCTATCTGGTTGAAAAGATTACTTCTTACAAATTCTCCCAACTTGATCTATTCTATCCTGAGCCCATTCATCCACGCGAAGAACGGTATGGTTCAGCTCGGAAAGGACATGTCCGGGAATCCGTTTTTCGTCACGTCAACTCCCCGGAAACCCGCCGAGAACTCTTTTAATTATTCCGCCGAAATCGCAGCCTACAACTCGTGGGTGGACTCAATGAAGACACTTTCAAACAATGTTCTTAGCAGTATGAAAGAGGGAGGCGTCCTTACAACTCCTCCTGATGTCTCATTAGAGCCCGTCGAAAGTGCGAAATCGGTTTCGGAGAACTTCATAAAAATGCTCATCGATCAACTTAATGAAGAGATCGGTCAAGCATTCGGTTTTCCAATATCTCTTATTGATGCGACAGGTACGGAATTGGCCAGCTCTCGAAATATTTTACAGATTTTCAACTCAGTTCACACAGGGGAGAGGACTGAATATGAAGGAGCGGCAGACCGGCTTATCAAATTGATGTTTTCAGGAAAAACATGGAACGGTGAAGAGGGAGCTTATTCTTTCGAGGACATTAAGGCCCACTTCACCCTCGATACACCGGATACAAAAGACATTTTGACTGAAGCTCAGGTCGCGAAAACTTACGCTGAAACGCTCGCTATAGTCAAGGGCGTAGGAGCCTCCCAGATGGATTCTCAGGCACTCGGAGAGGAGTATGGGTTCGGGCTGTTGGGATTGGATAACTACGAGGCCCAGATCAATCCACTCTGGCCGGAGCAGGTCCAGGAGGTTAATGCGATTTTGAAGGCTTGTTTATTTGGAGCCATGCAGGATGGAGGGCTAATTTCTGCCGATCCTACGGCTCCCTCGAATTTTGATGAAACGGAATTAGTTAAGAAACTGCAAGAGGCATATGAAGAAGGAATGAAAACCGTTTTTGAGGAATAACAATGTTTAACCTCAAAGACTTTAAGAAGTCACTTAAGAAAGCTTTTAAAAAAATAGAATCTACCCAAGCCGAAGCCCTCACCGAAGAACTTGCAAAAAACTATCTTGCAGGACGGGGCGCAGGGCAAAAACATAAATCTACCCGTCCTCTCATTTCAGCCGAAGATCCTGAAGAGGACGGCCTAACAACCGAAGAAAAAGCCGAGCTCGCTATCCTGTTAGCTCTCTTTTTGGGGTCCCTCAAGAAATTCAATACCTCCGCACAAGATCAGATATTGAACAAAGTAAAAGAGATGTCCGAAGCGGGCAGCACTCAAGATGAAATCCAGAAATATGTTTCAGATGTTTTCTCAGGAAAAGAAAATATCACAATTGACAATGTGGGCAAAAAAAAGAAAGAACTCTATGTTGACAAAGACCTCACGATTTCGGAACGCTCTAAGATCATCTCTAAGCCGTTTTCAGCGAGTACCCTAGTATATTCCTCTCTTCTCGCTGATATCGCAGCACACAGGGCTTATGAAGAAGGACGAAAACAGGCACTTGTCTTGCAGCAAGAACGATGGGTCTTTGTGGGACCTGTAGACGAGATAGCGCGCCCAAGCCATGTAGCTCTTGTGGGGCAGATATTCATCTGGGGAACTCTTCAGAGCGACTACGCCGAGAAGGTGCTCCGGGAACCCCATTGCAGACATCGCGCTCAGGAGTATTCCGAGAAGGACTATGATGCGAAATACTGGCAGAGATTGAAGGACGAAGCCGGTTTGTTCTGGGATGGACAGGAACAGGCATGGAAAATGAAAATCAATGAAGTATAATACTCTTAAGAGGGTCGATATGTGCATGAACTGTTTTCCCACTCTTGCAGAAATCAAACATGACCACGAACAATTAAAAAAATCTCAATCATTTGAAATGCAGGTCTGCCGGACATGCGGGCATTTTCAGAAGGATACAGATTTCTGGGATGTTATTGGAGTATGCAGCATCAGCGGGTTAAATGTTGCGGGGGCTGCCATTTGTTCTATTGATAGGTGGGTTAATAATCACTAAATCGGTCAAACATTTTATATTTCTATAGTCTATAGAACAATTTTGTTAAGAAACGCATAGCCTCTAAATTAATATGAGAAATTATTAGAATTATGAAAAAAGAGGAAATGAATATTATAAGGGTTAACGTATATCAAAAACATTAACTAGAGAACAATGTACAAAAGGAGACATTAAGAGAAATATTGAATTAAATTCTGTTGCAATGTGCATTTTTCCAACGGAGAAGCTTTAATTTTCTTGTGGTGATTCTTTGGTTTAGAGTTAATCCTATCTTCAATGAGTTGTTTGTATTCAGGATTCAGCTCTATTAATATGGCATTTCTATTATTTTGATTACACCACTGCCCTACTGTACCAGATCCTCCAAATGGGTCCAGAACCGTTGCAGGGATAGAAGGAGCATTACAAGAACAAGATGGTTTCCAGCCTACGGTTTCATATGTGTTCTGCATACTTTCCTGAGAATTGTAAGGCGACCCGTCAGCATTTGATTTAGACCATCTTCTTTGAAATTCCCCTGTTTTTTCAATCGCCCTTTTATATGGACTTCCACATACAGAGCATACTCCATGTTCAGCAGTTCCAGCTAAAATACATGGTTCAATTAACTTACTTGGAAATGTTGCAAAGTGTGCGCCTTTATATGGCGTTGTGTTTACTTGCCAGACAGAACGTTTATTTCTCTTTGTGAAATCTCCCATCTCTCTTGGTTCTCCTGAGTGCCAGTTATCTCTCCCATCTAACTGTTTCGCTCCATTGCTTGTGTATGGTCGCCTTGGGTCACACGTGACACTTTCTTCTTTTATCGCTTCATTATCAAAATAATACTTCTGAGATTTCGACAACAAAAAAATATACTCATGTGATTTAGTGCATCTGTCCCTTACGCTTTCCGGCATCGGATTGTTTTTTTGCCAGATAATATCTTGCCTGAGATACCAACCATCTGCTTGAAGTGCGAAAGCTACGCGCCAGGGGATACCAATTAAATTTTTTGCTGGAATCCCTTTGTAACTCGGTGCTGTCTTCTCTGCTGAATTGCTATCTTTTTTATGTTTAGGATCTCCACCACGCCCACCACCTGAATAAGAATCTCCCAAATTTAACCAGACCGTCCCATCATCTCTTAAAACCCGCTTAACCTCTCTGAATACTCCCACAAGCTCAGAAACATATTCTTCAGGGGTCTGCTCTAAACCTATTTGTCCATCTACTTCGTAGTCTCTCAAACCGTAATAAGGAGGGCTTGTTACACAACAATGAACGGACTTTCCAGGAAGCGTCTTGAGAACTTCTCTGCAATCTCCAATTAAAACATTAATCATTTTTGGTGGCTCCGATCATTCAATTAATTTTTAATCTTCCTTCAATCTCCACTCCCTTGTTCCAACCTTGGTTTTCAGAAACAATTAAATAATTCTTCAACGTTGCTTTTCATTTTTTCAGGATCAAAACATCCAAAGAAGTCGTCTCCCTGAGCGGCACTGATATAAATTGAACATTTCCAACATTTTCTCATTGAGTTACACTCTTGTTTTGTTTCTGGAATTTTAACAGATATTAAATCTTTTTTCATTTACTTTTCACACTCCTTCTTTAAAAAACGTTAAGAAGAGCACTCTTCAGATTCTTTACTTCCTCAATATTCCCCATTCAGTAAGTCTTTTTTCAATATCTCTCAATTATAATATTACCTCAACCTCACACCCAAACTCTCAATAATACTCCTCTCCTGAGATGCCGACATCCTCGCATAAGTCTCCAAAGTAATCCTTGTACTCGAATGTGCCAATCTAAACGAAATAACCTCTATAGGCACGCCCTGAGACTGCAAGAACATAGCTAATCCATGCCGGAACATATGAGGGTGAATATGCCGGATTCCTACAAGATCTGAGTATTCATTGAGTTTTTTATTAATCGCCTGTCTTGTTAATGATTTATTACTCTTCCTCCTCGAAGCGAACAATAACCCTTTTATTTCCCATTTTCGGGTATAATCAAGCACTTCAAAAAGTGTTTCATTATCGAGGGAAACAGTATGAACAAAGGGTTTAGGGTCTTCATATTTGTAATCTCTAACTTTCCTTTTTTTAACAGTGAATGTTATAGTTCTTTCTTTTATGTTCAGGTTGTAATCTGTGAACGTTAAACAGTCTGCTATGCGCCCACCTGTAACCCACATCAAAGAGAGTAACAAAGAATCCCTGTCTTTTATCCATTCATCGTTTTCAGTCTTTTTAGAGCGTTCATAGGTTATTAGGCAAGCTCTTTTAAGAGTGTCCAATTCTTCTCTTGTCAAGTAGTCGACGGGTTTCTTTAGAACGACGTCGGAGGCTCCCAAGACTGCAAGCGAGTTTATATCTACCCCTCCTTACGTTTTATTTCTCTTTATCTTTCAGAAAAACTTTAACTTCGTTATTTACAAAGAAGTCTTTATACAGACTAAGTTCGTTTTCGAGTTTTTTCATTTGCTTTGACATGGCAATATTTTTATCCTGAAGTTCTAATGTTTCATATTTCAATCAATTTTTATGTTTTTATGACAGGTCGGGCAGGAAACATAAACCCGCTTTCCTTCTTCAATAAGTTTCAATTTCTTACCTTTGTAGTTCCATTTTTGCCCACATCCTGAGCAATGTATAGTTAAGTATTCCATACATAGTAATAGTAATAATAGTATTAATAGTTAATTAAATAAAAGTTTACAAGATAGAAGTAATGTAAACTAAACATGGAATTTCAATTAAATTTGAGTAAAAATAAGAGGAAAAACAGAGAATATGTATATGTTTAGTTTACATTTCTTATTGTTTTGTAAACTAAAATAAAAGCTTGCTATTCTCCCTAAAAACGAGAAACACATAGGCACTTTTTAACCGTGTCGCTAGACACCGGTTTTAAACAGCGAAAAAAAGATATATAATTCTGAGTAAATAAAAGGGAAACTCAGATAGAAACGTATAGCAAAAATTAACTTTTATTTTTTTCGTCCATCCATTTGTCCCACATTTTCATATCATAATAATTCATCACATCATATACCAAACTCTCATTATAATTAAACTGTTCAAAATACTCAAAATCGACATAATTATTTCCAAAAAACGTAGGATACACTTCATAGCTTATTACTCTATATTTCCAATCAGTGAACACATGTCGAATTTGTGCGAGAGTGGGTTTATTATTCCTGTCTGGGACTAAAACACAATCGCCTTTTTTGAATTTAGGGCGAAGAAAATATTTAACTTTGAATTTATATCGCATTTCATATGTCCAGCCCCAGATTAATATGCTAGATAAAATGACTCCTATTATGGAAAATAAACATTCAATTATCCTGTAGTCCATTTTTTACCTCATTTCATAAATCCATTCCTCATTTGCATCTGGATCCTCCCCAGGACAACACCACCAATCATCCTTAGAACCTGCATGAGCTTCAAGGACTGCCATAACCTGCTGAGTATAAGCATCTGAAAGCCCCTGATTCAGTGCGATAGACGGATTAATTGCATCTATGCAAGTTCTTATACCGGAATACTCAAACTGTTTTAGGCTGCGTCCTCTCATCCCCCATATCCACTTAACAAGAGAAACAAATTTAATCTTTTTATAACGTGCTTCTATCCCATCCGGGCTTTGTTCTTCAAGACGCCAGCATTTGAGATTATGTTTGCATGTGAAACATTGCTTAAGGAGTGCTCTTGAATTCATTTTTCACCTCACAATCATCTCAGGATTTTCATAGACATTCCCAATAATCTCAGTTGAGTTCCCAAGAACAGGATGATACATTTTCAGGTAATCCGAGTCTCTATTCCATCCGATAGCGGGGTGAAATGGTTTATGCCCATCAGGCAAATGTGATAAGTCTATCGACCAACACCCATCTTGCATTTTTACAACACCAACAAAATATTTTCCATGCAGCTTGTCATGGCATTTTAGAATATCACCCTCATAGATTTCATTACCGTTTTTATCCTTGTGCCCTGTATACTGCATTATAATACTCTGCTGTTCGTCTGACTCTACTCTATAAACAGGGACAGCAAAACGACTACATCCGGTCTGTTTATACGAATCGAGAACATACGTATCATAGTTATCTGATGTTTTTTCAAATCGCACTACATCACACATCATCGGAGGGATTGATGTTTCATTTCCCGAAGTGGCTTTATATCCTGGATACCATGCTCTGAATTTTATTTCTCTCATGCTTTCACCTCAAGCTTAAACACATCCACCCCTCTCCACCACAATTTTTATTAATTGATTCTTTATACTGTTCCGATTTCATTGACATTATTGAGTCGATATCTTCCCAAAATGTCTTTCCATTGTTTTCATATTGTCTTTTCATACTCATATCCCCTTTTAAGTTGTCAAGTAATCCTTGACATCTTAATTTTATAATCTTCTTACACTTCCAACCATCACCAGGGACGGACTCAAACGAGCTTCAATCCCTCCGAGGTATCGAACTTTTGTATGCCATTGCCCATATCGCAGGGCTCTGTAGGAGTTCCCTGATCTTTTTACGATGTGAGATGATACTTTACTCATTTTTCGCCTCGGTCTTCCTAAAGTTATTTACATACCCGCCTTGCCTCGATCCGCACACAGCACAAACATTCTGAATATATTCTCCTTCAGGAACAGGTTCGTTATATAAATAAAATAGAGACGATCCACAGTTAGAACATCTTTCAACGAATTCTTGAGAATACTCTGTGAATTCCTCGCATAGTGTAGAAAGTGGATTTACTATTACTGTTATTTTTGGTTCAATCATGCTTCACCCTCACACAATATATGTAGCCTTAATTTCATCTCATATCCAATGATCGGGATTGAAGCCTAAATATCCGATAGTCTCTTTCAGTTCATCAAAAGACTGAGCACAAAATTCTCTGGCAAATTCTGTTGTCATATTATCAAGCCTCACCTTTTACTTTTGAGTTCTCAATCCATCCCTTATTCAGTCCGGGGACACCTCAAAAACACTAATCTGTTATTCCCCGTTTCTGTTCTACGATTGCCAGTACTCTGTACTTTGTCATTTTTGGTCATTCTCCTTCTTTGTAACAATTGCCTTCTTTTCATTCCAGTACGTTGTCTTACAGTTCGGGCACATGTTAGGATTCGTCATTCTCGATTCCCACTCATGACCACATTTTTCACATTTGCATTTCCAACGGCGTATTAATTTTTTCATGTATGTGTATCCATGTTGATTCTATTTAACTGTAAGTAAGTTATTAATAGGATGTCGTACTTAATATACTTTACGCATAAGTAACGGTGTAAGTAAGGATATTACTATGAAGCTGACGCGACACACAATAATTATATTATTTATTTTTTTATTATTCCCTTGTATAGCTCACGCGGGAACCGTATCAAATGACCTCCAAGCCGCGCTAAACGACGCAGAAAACGGAGACACTATAATACTAACTCAGGATCTGACCATATCGAAGCCCATAACAACAACAGGAAAAAGTTTCGTTCTCGATGGTAACGGACATCAGATCTCAATCAAAACAGATGACGGCTTGAAGAACGGACTTCTCTTCTCAGGTCATACAGTTACGTCTTCCAAACTGTCTGAAAGTGCGTCTGAAGGCTCATACACTGTCACTCTCCAAGATGCCGGCAAAGTGCAAGCAGGCGACCTAATCAAGATCTACAAGTCTGTCCTGTGGTGTCCAAAGGATTACCCCGAACAAAAAACAGGAGAAATGTATGAGGTTAGAAGTGTCTCAGACAACACAATCACACTCACCGAGCCACTTCTGAGGGATTATCCGCTTTCCGATGACTCCCGCGTTCTCGTCTTAAGACCGGTTGAAATCCATATTACAAATCTGAAAATACAGGACTCAGACCCAATCGGCGACAGAATGGCAATAACCCTTGAAGCCTGTAAAGACAGCAGTGTAAAAAACGTAGACATCAGGGACAGTGGATTAGCTGCTCTCTCGTTGTATTCCTGTTATGATGTTGAGGTATCCGGCTGCGACATACGAAACTCGATTAAATCTGGCAGTGGCTATGGGGTCGGCGCATGGTCAGGATCGGCTAACATAGACATCCATGATAATTACATTGAGAATTGCAGGCATTGTATCACAGGAAATACCAATGAGCGGCTCACACTCCTGAGAGACATATCAATCCATGATAATGAATTCATTGGAGCCACCATTGAAGGCGCAAATCCGGTTGATGCTCATGCGATAACCCTCAATTATGAGGTAAAAAATAATAAAATAACAGTGTTTAAGAGCTTCTTTGCGTTCATTGATGGCTCTCTTGATTCTGATTTCTCAGGTAACGAAGTTTATGGAGGCAGGGGAGGAGTTGTTTATCGAGGAAACATTAACGGCGGGACTCATACTATAAAAAATAATTATGTAGACAAAGGATATGTCTGCTATCTTTACGGAGGAGGCACTAAGGATAAACTCATAATTGAAAATAATAAACTTGGTTCTGGAGTCAATGAGGTTTCTCAGGCTTCTGGAAAGAAAGTCTCATTCAATGAGATAGTCATTGATGGAAATACTGTAGGGGGGTCTGCTCCTGAAACGGATAGAATAGAGGTCACAGGATGCGACGGAACAGCCGATCAGGTAGAAATCAATCAGGCTATCAAAGCAGGGGACTATATTATACTGTCTGGAGATTTCTGCATCAATGATCCTATTATATTAGACTCCGGCACCGTTTTAGACGGGCAAGGACAGACAACCATAACCATTCCAGACAACGCAAACCGGCTATCTGGGAGCGAATATCAACACAAAGCGACGAAAGACTATGCAAACAAGATGGTCCCTCTGATCCGTGCGAACAACTGTAAAAATATTGAAATTACCGGAATCCATTTTGATGGAAATGCAGACAGGCAAACCGATCTGATAACGGGTAGGGGTTTTTATAATTTCATCATGCCCACAGGTTGCGACGGCGTAAACGTCCACGACTGCACAGGATCAAACTCCCTGGGAGACTTCCTACGAGCTACAAAATGCAGCAATGTCGAGTTCAAAGACATTGAAGCGCATAAACTAGGTCACGAAGCCCTTTTCGCGATCAAAAGCGACTATGTTGAAATGTCAGGATGTAATATAGATTGCAGGATCAATAACGCAGCCCGTATCCGAGATAGCGACCATGCCTATATTCATGACAATTTCATCACCTGCTCGGCGCGGGAAAGTGCAGGACCTGGGGTGCAGCTTGATAAAACCGACAAAAACATGGTAATGAATGCCGAGGTCTGCAATAACGTATTCAAAATGACCGGCGGGCCTGGGATGTGGATAGCGGGCACACAGTCTAATTACGATGAGTCGAACTCGGAAATAAAAATACATCATAATGCCTTCCTTTCGACTGGATGGGATTGGAGAAACTGGCAGGCAGGTATCTTGATTTCAGGAGTCCATAATGTCAATATTTATAATAACGTGTTCGACGGCTGTTCAAATGCGGGGATTGTCACGTATTCAGTTAAAGGGCTGTCTAAAGGGGCTAATGGGGCTAATTTCTGCATTGATATTCAAGATAATATAATTACAAATACTAAGGCAGGACACAATACAGGGAGCGGAAAAGGGTATGGGATATCAAACACTCTTGAAAACTCGCATAAAATAATTTCCAAAGATAATATTTTGTGGGGGAATTCTGCGGGGAATTATAATAGATGTTCTGGAAGTGATTACGAGCAGGACCCTAGAGTTAACCCTGGGTCTTCTGAATGGTACTGGACAGGTTCGGCATGGGAATGTGATTATGTTTCTGCGGAAATGACTATGAGAGGCGGGACTGGCGTTGAGGATATCGAGGACGAGGACTTTGAGCCGGGGCCTGAGAGGGAGTTTGATTCGATATTTGATATTTTAGAGGTTGAGTTCTCAGATACTGGAAGAACAGGGCAAACATCAGATAGTTTTTCATATAGTAATTTTAAAAAATACGAAACAACTCAGGGAATCGTGGCAGGGTATATCAAAATAATCGGATTTAAAGACGTCGTTGTAATTGATGATGTCCCCTACATCCCTGATGAAAACGCAGTGTTAACTAAATCAAGAGTAGTTAGAAGCCCTGATCTAATGGGGTGGACAGGTCATATTAAAAAAATAGACAAAAAAGAAACAGTTGAAATTAAAGACGGGATCGCATATGCATCTTTGAAAGTCGAAACCAGTTGGTACACAATAAAAACGAACACGCTTACAGGTGAAAAGAAAAAGAGCAAGACCAAAACCTCAAAAACCGTTTTTGAAGACTCTGCTCCTGCATATGATATTTTAAAAAGAGATACGGAAGCTACAGTTTATGTACATGTTTTTAAAGATACTATGAATCCAGTAACGAGAATTAATATTCCTGTCTCTGACTCAATTCAAAAAATAGAAATTACATACGAGGAAAATACATCTACTAGGTTGTTAATGCTCGGAGAAAGGGCCGAAACTGACGAAGGTTTGATTTATACGACGTTGTCCCGGTGCGACATAAGGACAGGATCAATACCATTCATGGGAGACGAATATGTAATATACGGGGATTTTGATCCGTCAAAACTTCAGGTTGAGTATTTTACCCCATATGAATCATTCCCGGCAAAAGTAGAGATTATCGAACATAATAAAGAAGAACGTGGGATCATTGTATCAATATTTGCATTCGTGGTACAGTTAATAATGGCTCTGTATGCCGGATATAAAATTCTGGATATAGCATTTAATTAATTTTTTTAAAAGTAAATACTTGTTGAGTTTATATACTCAACAAGGTTAATATACTTAAACGTCTTATTTAACTGTATGTCAATAAAAACAAAGTTATTGGCTGTTAGTGGCTCACTAACAGGAATGATAAGCAAAGTTTATGCAGCCGACGAAAGCAAAAACATTTCTCTTACACCTGATACAGCTAAGGGCATGGAAAATTTATCCCAGCTCCCGTATATTGATAAATTAAAGTGGGTAATTGACACCGTTTATGCTTTGGTCCCGTACATAGCTATCTTGGCTATCGGGTGGCTTGCCCTGAAGTTTTATTTTGGTGGGTGGGACAACGTAGAAAACGAAATAAAAACCAGAAAGGGTTTTTTTAGCATTCTCGGAGTGCTCTTAATCCTGAAGCTCGGTTCTGCTGGCGTGGCCATCCTCTCAAATTGGTGATTTTAGCATGAAAACCCTGTATTTTTTTTTGATGCTGATACTAATTCTTCCAGGGATTGCACATGCCGCAGAAGAAGATCACCTTAAGATTATCCCTGCTGCACACAAAGCCGCAGTTGATGATATGAAATCACCGGATGTGTTTGAAAATGTAACAAGCCCCCATCAATCAATCAGGGTAGATGACTTAAACGAAACTGCAACGATATCCCCTAAAAATGATGTATATGTCACAAAATCGACTAAAATATCTGCCGGGGCACAGATGATCAAAGACGGGATTGAAAATACCATTATTGATAACATCAATACTCTGTTTGTTTCTGTAGGCGGGATGCAGTTAGGGGATGTTGAAGGGAAAGACCAAACACAGACGGCGATTTTTGCGGTCACTGCCCACACTATAGACCCTACAAAAGATCCCGAAATGATGAGCCGGATTAATGTGATGCGGGATATTTATATCAGAGCAATTCTTATTTTCGGGGCTGCACTTGCGATATTCTTAATTTATCAGTCTGCTTGCCCGGAAGATTCGGCTGAATTCCTCAGTGATTTCAATGGAAGAAAGTATATTGCGCCTGCTGAAATGGGAAGTTATTTTGTTAAGACTTGTGCATGGCTACTTTTTGGTCCTGCTTTGTTTTTTGGTTCGTTAATAATCAATAATGCTCTTGTAGAAGATCAGATGTTATCAATTCTTGACCAGGTAACTCTATCAAGTGACAGCCTCGGTTTGTATCTCACATTTTGTATTTTGTGGCTCTGCTCAATTTTGTTTTTTTCAATAAGATTAATGATGATCTTAATCTCAGCTCATATTTGGATTATGTACGGACTACCATTCGCATTTAAGAAAACGAGGTGGGCTGCCATACTTGTAACTTCTGCGATTATTGTAATGATATTTTCACAGTTTGCGATTGTATGGGTTTGTTGCACAGTTGTAGATTATACCACATCTCAAACACTTGCATGGTACAGCGTTTCATTCATCTATCTTGGGCTTTTTGCAACAGTAGTAATGATGGAATTCCTGTTTCTCACGTGGCCTGTACTCTGGAAAGTACTCTCACCAAAGACACTTAATACGGCTGTCAGACTCGCGAGGTATTTCTAATGACCGATACAACTACTCCAAATTCACTTATCAAAATTGAAACCCCTGTTACAGCAAGACACGGCAAAAAACAGATAGCAGTATACATAGTTGCCGGCACGATAATTGTACTACTCATCAACATAATAAGTAAAGACCCGCATAATACTCCGCTCGTCTGTTCGTGTATCATTTCGATGCTTGTAATCGCGGGACTGGTTTATAAATTTGCAAGATCGAAAACTGCAATCTATGAAGCTGAACTTAAAACCACGTTCAAAGCAAAAAACGCAGTTAAGAAGAATGAAATCCACAAGTTCGACCCTAAAAACACACTTTTAAAAACTTCATCATGGACAGGACTTGAAAACGTAGATGACCAGGGACGATTAACTTTCCAAAAAACAAAGGTCTACGAAGGAGTATACTGTAACCGAGGGACATGCTGGCTTGCGTCCCCTTCAGATGCCAACGATCCTGATGCATATTATGACGGGATGGAAAAACTATACCGGACTATCCCTACACAGTGCATCCATAAAACAATAACTGCACAGAGCAAGCACCTGTCAAATATCGGACAGGTGTATGCTGAAAAATTGAAAAACAAGAATCTCCCAATTGTTGTAAGGGCTGGATACAGTGCGAAAAAGAAGTATTTTGAAAATATTAAAAACCGTGTAGGGTGGATGCATGTAATCTTTGTAGGGATTGAATATACCCCAAACGATACAGAAGCAAATGATCTGATAGATGAGATTAGGGAGAAGTATGGAGAGTCGTTAGAGCTGCATGGTGTCAGTGTAAGAATCGTCACTGATCCAACCGAATACGCGATTATATGCGCTCAGATGGGACACATGGACAATCTCGAAGGGGTGCTTTAACATGATGATATTTGACCACATTAAAAAATCAGGGTTTATGAACTCAATTTATAAAATAAAAATGGATAAAAAATTTAAAAAGCAGGAAAAAGAAAAAGAACAAAACAAAAAAATGTTAAAGGATGTAATTGATACATCCCTCCCCATTACATTGAAGCCATCTAAAGATGGGTGGTGGATTGAGATTAATGATACCTGGGTTCAGTGCATGGTAATCGGCAGGATAAGCCCTAAATATGGAGATAGGCAGGACTACCCGACAGAACTCGATCAGCGTTTTATGGACAGGCTTTTTGAAATTGGAACCCAGAAAGATACAGCTATCTCACTTTGTCAGGTAGTGTACCCACTTAATCCACTCCATGAAAATGAAGCACTTGAAACAGCACGCAGGAACATTAAGATCGCTAATATAGTACAGGAAGAAGATGATAAATTCCTGCATCAGCACGATGTAATTAATGACCTTGCAGCAGAGGGCATATTCGAATATCAAAAGCAGTTGTATCATGGAACCACTAAGCTGTTTCACCATGTCCTTTTAGCAGCAGTTCAGGGACTCTCTAAGAAGGCAGTGACAAAAACCATAAAATCTATTGAAACGGTGTGTGATGAAAAAAGCATTTTACATGAGCTCCCCAGGTATGGAATGGTTGAAACATGGAAGAGTATGCAACCAACTCCATACATATGGTCAAATCTTTTCAAAAAGTCAGTCCCGGCCAGCCTATGCGCTAAGACTTCACTCCTTCGATCTCCTGATCCAATCCTTGCAAGGAAAGGAAGACTTATCGGGATGAACGATAGGACAGGAAACCCTATTCACTTTGACTTTGATGATCCTAACATCCCAAACGCTAATGCTCTCGAAATAGGAGTTAGTGGAAGCGGTAAATCGGTAGACCTGCTGAAAGATAACATCCGAGCATATCTCGACGGTGACCACGTTGTTCATATTGTCCCGAAAAAAGATGGCATAACTGACCATCTCAGGGTATGTAAAGTTCTTAATGGGTTATTGTGGAAATTTGGGAGAAATGGCAGAAACCCGAACATGTTCCAGGTATTCTTTGACGAAATGACTATGGATACCTCAGTCGATGGATACCAGGACGCATACTTAGCCCATTTTACAATGCTTCTGGAAAGCATCGGGCTTTTAATCGGCTCTGGATACTCAGACCAACAAAAAAACTGGCTCACGGAGGCACTAAGTAGACTATACGAAGATTTCCACGTCATTGACGGCGGGGGAAATGTTCGCATGGACAATGTAGACAAGTGGAAAGACGGGGAGTTCTGGCCGTGTTTTACGGACTTAAGGGATCTATTGTTTGGATGGATTAACGATGAAACCCATAAGAAAATGACGGGCCCAATCGAAGCATTGTATAACAACACTGCAATGCTTACGCCCAATGGTCCCCTAGGATATCTCGTAAATCACAATATAATGGATTTGAGTAACCCGTATATTGTAGCTGATCTTTCCGCGCTTAGTGCAGTTCCTAACGTACAGGAAGCCCTCACATTAATGATTATGTCTGTGGTTTATACGAAACTCGCACAGGCAAGACCAGGAGCACCTGTAGTAAGGACGTTGTTAACACTCGATGAAGGCGCAGACCTTGTTAAGAACCCAACAATGAAAAACAGCATCGAAAAGTTCTACAGGCAGGGTAGATCATGGGGGCTTTATACAAAGACAGTATCCCAGGATCTCGCAGGGTATCCGAGGGACATGCTCGATATGCTGAAAGCGAATTCTGCTTACGTGCTACTCTTCGCGAATATGCGGCCCGATAATGTTGCACCTATTAAAGCGGAATTCGGACTTGATGAGCAGAGCGTAAGGATATTGACAACCCCAGGGAAAGGTCACGGCTTGCTTATTATCCAGGGTCACAGAGTCCCATATTACAATGACCTTGATGATTTTGAACAGGCAGCAATCTTAAACAAAGGACCACTGGCAAAAGAAATAAACCGGATGATTGGCGTAGAATGCGAAGAACAGGAAGACACCGAAGGCTCTGCGCGTGGTGAAATTGTGCTGAATCCTGTGGTTTCTGAGATAGTTAAAAATCTGAAAGTATCATGCAAAACATGGTATAATAAAGATCTCAAATTAAGAGAATACCCAAACGGATGGGAAAAAGAGACCGAGAGAAACCCATTCACGGGGCTTAACACTGTAGTATTCTACAAGAAATCTATGCTCGGAGAAGATGGCAAAATCAAAGGACAGACCACAGAACACTATTTTATGAATGCTTTGCTTGCAGGGGAATTTATGCTCGCCGGTGCTGAATCGGTGGAAACTGATAATAACTATGGGAAGGACCTGAAAGCCGATGGTGTTGCTAAATTCAGGATGCCAAACGGTAAAATTATTAAAATTGCGTGGGAATACGAAACAAAAGAATGCAAACATTCAATCAAGGATCTCCAGGAAAAACGCGATTCTTTGGTTTTAGCGCGTGATGCGTCCGGCGCGTGCTGTTATGACGAAGTAATATTCATCTCTAAAAAGGAATACACCCCTCATCTAATTGAGGCACTCGGTGACGATTACACGCTTGTTAGGGGCGCAGCAGTGTCAAAATGGCTCGAATCCATAAAAGCACAGAATTCCTGTGCTATCCTCCCTCAGCTTGTCAAAAACGGCGTAGAGGCGGTCTAAATGTTGCCGGCACTGTCCCTCAATAATATTTCAGGACAGACAGCCATGCATACAGTTCCCTATAGCCTGCGGCATACGGTCACTTATAGCATGGCATTTAGCATGAATCCCTCCGGGCTTCATGATTTTGGGTCTTATGACTCCATTATTACTGAAACGTCTAACTCAGATAAATATATCAATATGTCTAACTCTATAACAAATATGAATAATATTGAAAACGAAGACGGGGGGTACGTGAATTCTAAAATATGGAAACCCATTGAAATAAATAGAAAAACCGATTCAAGGGGGAGGATACATGTAAATGAACTCAATTATGGGAAGGAAATCAGGGTCTTTGTTTCAGATAATGAATATGAATTAGAAACATGCAAACATTATATCCTGCTTCCATCAACGATTTATACTGAAATAAGGAAATCAAGATTAAAGGCACATGTGGGCGATCCAGTTGTAGTTCAGAAAAGTGGAGACGTGTGGCTTGGAAAAACTAATAAAAATAAATATGTTAAGGTGTTTATAAAGAGGGATGATAAATTATGATTACAATCGTAGAATCAGCTAAAATCAAGGTTCTGCTTGCCGTATTTGCAGTAATGGCACTTGGGGCACTGTATTCAACTTCGAATCAAGAAGTTGCATTCGTGGCTGAAGAAGATGCTACCGGGGACCAGTTCGCATTAGATATACAGTACAGATCGAATCAGGTCGAAAATGCGGTAAATGAGGTTATGATACAGCAGGGTGCATTAACCGCTCTTGAATATAAACAGTTATGCGAGAGTGTTATGGCAACGATCAAAAGCGAAAGGCTTGATACAGAATATGGATATAACACTCTTGATGAATCTCAAAAAGAGGTAATTCGGGATTACAGAGAATATCTCAATGAGGCTGCAAATGTAGTTGTTATCTGTTATGAAGGAGGGGAACCGGATTTAACTGAAATGATAAAATTAAAAAATGAATTATATTAATATCTTTTTCTTCATTTTTTCATGTGCTCTTTTATATCTTTATACACGATCCTGATCGGAATTAAAGCAAAAAACAATATCACTGTAGCATGAATGTAAACGTTTTGAGTCAGTGATATTGCGATGTATATTGATATTATGTAAGCATATACGTATAATGAAATTTTATCAAAGAAATGTGATTTTATTCTGGATATTATACTTTTTTCATTGTTCATGTATCTCACACCTTTCTATCAAAAAACACTCTCTTCTCCCCGCGCTCGGATGGATAAGAGTGTCCTGGGTTTGGTTGCCCGCATTTCCAGCAGGTTTTTTGATCTTCTTTTATCAGGATATGTTCTAATGCCATTTCAAGCCCTCTTATTACTGTTTTCCTTTTCTTCGAGAAGATAGTTCATGAATATTTCTTTATATTTTGCTTTGTCGAAGTGTATATTATGTATCCGCCCTACTTGGAGCGCACCATTCAGGTAAAGTACTTTTGATTTGAATTCTGTTATTTTCTCAGCTTTGAAAAGTGCTTCAAGGTCTTCATTATTTTCTGGCATTCTGTTGATTATTGCAATTGGTGAATCTTTTGGTCTTGTTGCGGTGAATTCAGGAGCTTCAGTTTCTTCTATGGTTTCTAGTTCTTCAACTGTTTCATGTTCAACTTCTTCATCAACTTCTTCAGCTCCAGTTTGTTTCAGTATTTCTGCCACGAGTTGTTCTTTTCTAGCCTGCCCTATCCCCTGGCTCACCCATTCATCGGCTACAACATCGTACCAGAGTTTGGCAGCCACGAGTTCTCTTGCAATTCTCCCCTCTTCTCCGCTTTTTAAATGTTTTGGGTCTATTCCAATTAATGTACATAGATCATTGACATACATTCTGTGTTTTCCGTCTTTGCACCACGTTTTTGTTACTTTTCCTAGTTTTGTAAGGTTTATCATTTGTCTTTTCCTCCTTCTTATTAGGGCCTTATGCCCTTACTACAATATACTATATGCCCTAAAAGTATATATACTTTTAGGGCATTATTACAATGGTTTTATAATAATTGTGATAACCTCATTATAAACCCCCACAGACGGCATCACGCCGCGAGGGGTAAATGTAACAGTCCAAACTTCATCAGTTGGACTTATTATTATTTCGTCTGCTTTCTCTTTTTTTCCTCTGATTACAATGCCTGTTTTCCCTGAAAATGAAGCTGCTTGAAGTTGTCCGACGTTGTTGGGGGTTTTGTATTCTATGATATCATTTCCCGAGATTGGTATTTTGATTGGCCCGAGTCTATCAGGCCATTTTATAGCTGACGATGGGCGGTAAGATGACATTAATTATACCCCCCATATATATATTTCCATTAATATGTATATTGTCAGAGTTAGTGTGAAAACTATCAGTATTGTTAGTACCCATTCTATAAAGTTTTTAGAGGTCATTTTCACACCTCTACAAATCCGGCGTGCCTGAATACCTGTACTTTCCTTACTACGATCTGTTCGGGGGTCGCTGCATGTTGTGTCAAGTTCAATATTTTCTGTACCATTGTTTTTATTCCTCCTTCAATCGTAATTTTCTCTCAATCCTTTCAAAAACATCTCAAAGAATTCTACCCTGTCTATCTTCATCTTATAACACACATTATCAAGCTCATCCAACAGCCGTTCCTGCATGTTTTCAGATCCAACTAAACATTCATACTTTTCAAGTTCCTCGTAAACCTCATCAATAACAGCCTCGAACTTTTCACGTTCATATTCAATCTGTGCTTTCTTTGCTTCTTCCTTTTTGCGTAATTCTTCGGCTGCTTCCTGGTGTCGTTTCGTTGTTTCGTCCATTAAACGTGAGATTTCTTTGGGTTTTGCACCACACATTAAACCTAAAATGAGAGGTAACATTTTATTTTCACCTCGATTCCTTCGCGCATTTCCCGCGCAAGTCATAAAATCCGCATTGACGTTCTCCCCTCCCTAAAGGAATGGGTCTTCCCGCTGTGCATCCGCACTCCCCGAGGTAATTCTTATTTTAACCAGTCCCCTTCAAAATAAATTATATCCCATGGTTGCGAAGTCCAGTCCTGGCCGTGAACTTTTGCAAACCATTCGTCGGCTTCCTCGAAGCTTTCAAATCCGTCAGCTTTCGCCCATGCTTCAAGCGCAAATTGACTTAATAGATGCGGATCGAAGTCTTCTACTTTTATTACTTTCGCTGTCCCGAAGAAATTTTGATGTTGAGCGCAGACCTGCCCTCGAAAAGCATGTGTATGTGTTTGAACTGAAGCGGGACATTGTCCAAAAATACAGTTTACGCAGTCCTTTTTCATCCTTGACCTGAAATAGACCTGAAGAGTGCCCCCTGCTTTAATTGGATATTTACGTGGCTTCCTTGTAGTCTGCGCTTTTTCCCCCGAGAGAATTCGCGAGACGTGTTTAGGATCTGAAAAGCTAAGAAGAGTCATACTTTCAGCCCCTTGATCTCCCTTTCGTGCTGCCTTTTCAGTGACTCGGTGGTAACTCTCATTTCTGATTCTTTGACATCATCTATAAGCCCTAATATCTCAGGCTCAAAAATTACTCTGTTTCCGAGAATGTTTTTTCTCTCTGTAAGTTTTAAGGGAATTGATTCTATCATTTCAAAAGATTTTGTTGTCATATCTATTTCTCCTGTGTTATCTTATGTTATACCTCATTTGAAGGTTCACAAAGCGGGTAGATCTTTCTTTCCTTGTGAACTCGTCCCATAGGATGCCAATAACAATAATCTCCGTGCATATGCTGCCACATATCATCCACGTATCTCCTCTTTTCATCCGTGCCTTCAACTTCGATTACATTCCCTTCTATGTAATCGATGGGGATACCATCAGCCGGGACATACTCTCGGATCACTTTCTCATACTCTTCCCGTTCCTGATGACGAGCGTAGGATCTTATGACGCGATCTATATAATTGAGTGCTTCTTCTGCTCTGTATTCCCTTCTCTTCAGGAAGGGTGATTGGGTTTCGCAGTGGTCATGCGGACCATCTGAAAGAACGATTTCTGCGGAAATTATTCCGAGTTCAAGACCTGAATCAAGTCTCCTGAGAAACTCTTCTTTCACAGCAGTTTTCACAGCTTCGTGGTTTCTATACTCAAGCGGCAGTGGTCCGTCTACCCATTGACCATCATTTCCGAAATCGCCGTCTTCGTCTTCTTCCCACACTTCATAATCTCGTTTGCAGTCCTGACAGACCCCAGAGAAAAACGAAGTTTCCCCACAGAAAGGACATTCGTAATATTTTCCATCCCTCTTATCCTGAGCAATTGGCAGGTTCCCAGCCCATACTGCTCTTTTTGACATCCCGTTGAACATTGGGGCAGGGATGTGGAATGTTCCATTGTGGCGAGTATGGACTCGGATAAGCGAGTAATACGGAAAGTCGTATTTCTGTTCGAGTGCTTTTCTAATGGTTTCAATTTGTTCGGTGGTCATTGTTCTTTCTCCTTTGTTATCTTAGTCCCGTTTTTTCTAGTATTTTTAAATTGTTTCCTTCGCGCATTTCCAGCGCAAGTCGTCTATTCCGTATTTTCTGCAAACAGTATCAATTTCGTCCTCTGCCATTGATTCGAGGACTTCCATTACATTCCATTTGTTTCCGTTCAGATCGGTCAGTGTATAGAGTTCATATTTTTGTACCATTATTTTCACCTTGTTTCTCAGCGCATTTCCCGCGCTTTTCTGATACTTAGTATAGGGCTTTTAAGTATATAACAGTTACGCTGTAACAACCGGTAGATAAACTATATATATATGAAGTTACATAGTAACAGAACATGGCAGTAAAAAAACAGGTAAGACTCGATCAAAACAATTTAAAAAGACTTGGTAAAAAAGGGACAAGCGATGATGATGCGGATTCGGCTTTTAAGACGTTGCTGGATCAGGATGACGATTTAGACAGGATATTAATATTTGACGAAGAACCGCAAACGGAGAAACTAAAGATGTTAAAGAGGAAGTGGATGAAATGAAAGACTCTTCGTTAATAATTTGCTCAGTAACGGGAAAAGAATGTGATGCAGGAATAGATTGTCATACATTGCCTGAAGAATGTGGAAACGCAGTTGACGATGGAGGAGATGAGATAACATGGTAGACGACTTCATTCTAGCAGCAGTAAAAGAAACAAGCAAGGAATACAAAGATCTTCCAAACTATGATAAATTATGCGAAGAACACGCTGAGAAAGTCGAGGAATTCATGAGGATAATGCTTCACACTTCCAGACCTCCTAAAAATGAACCTGAACAGATTGGATTTATGACACAAGAGCCTACAAGATTCGATCCTGCAAAACTCGAAAGTGGACATATGCAGATAATACCGAAGTGTGGGACTTTTGGGCATGATCGGATTATAAAGGCATTGAAGGAATTTGATGAGGGTAAGGAAAGGCAGGAGGACTAAAACATGCATCTCTATAACATGTACTATCCATGTTCATGTGGGACCAGAAAAATAATAACCGTCGATGGAAACACGGCGGTAACTGCCGATACATGGGCGCAAGAATGCCCGACTTGCGGGAAGACTGTTAAGCTGGATACAGTTTCGTCTGCTATTGCGAGGGTGTAAACCATGTCAGCCGATTACAAAATAAATGTAACCTTCATGGTTTCAACGACTCTTAAAATAAATCCTGCCGTTTTCGAGCAAGTAGACGACGAATGGAGATCCATGTTTTATAACTTAGAAACACCGTCCGAAATCGTGGAACACATCACATATAATTTATTACGAGGGGTGACACTCTCACAGATGGACGGATTCGCAGATCTACCTGACGAATATGCTGTACTTATTGGCGAGGTAGATTATGAACTTGATAGTGTAGAAGACCAAGAAGGCGCAACACAATGACCTGGGAAAACGAAAACACTTACAACCCATCATGCCCGGATTTCGACACTTACGAGGGACAATGTAAGAAGTATGGGATAGCTTGCAGAAAAGAGAACTGCCCGAAGGAGGGTGGAAATGGATCTATCTGAATTAAATCGGTGGTGGGAGAACTACTCAGTAGAAGTCCTCTACTACGAAAAGAAAATAGAAGAGTACAAAACCGTCTTAAACGTGCTGGATGAAGAAATGGCATTTCTCAGGGGGGGCGCTGAAAAGGAAGGATATGCCTACAATGAAAAGCTTGGGCGGTGGGTGAATAAATGAGAGTTTTAGCGGTAAAACCAAAATATGCCCATAACATTATAGATGGTAAAAAAACAATAGAAGTACGAAGTAGAGAGACACGAATCCGAGAAAGAATTGCTATCTACGCAACAAGCCCAGAACAAAAAATAATAGGCACAGTTGAGATTGTTGCATCTTCTCGCTGCAATGATGATATTGAATATGAAATATACAAAAATGAACATTTAGCACCATCAGAGTATTATCAAGAGGGGAAAACATGTTTCTGGCATTTGAGAAGACCTGTTGAATTTGAGACACCTATCTCTTACAAACCACCAAGAGGCGCGATTGTTTGGTCGATTTTTGAACTTCCAGAGGATGAATGAACGGAAAACAGCATGAAACCCTTAACCTCATTGCTCTATTTCCTACTCTCTTTTTATTAGGGTATTACAGAGCGTCTATTATATTCTCACTTTTATTTATCTCAAAATGGATCTGGAATACTTACTATTTCACGCCTGACGTAGACACCCATTCAAGAGCAACAAAAAGATTAGGCTTGATAGGCTGGATTATAAACAAACTCTTCGGGCATCGTAAAACCCTGCATAACCCTCTATTTTGGATTGTCCTGTTTGGAGTTGAGTATTATTTCTTAGGTGCTTGGGTGTTGGGTGGAGTGTTTCCGGTGGCTTCACATCTTGTCACAGATAAGCTTTAATTCACGCCATCAAGGGGATTGCATTAGGCTTGTATAGATCGTTTAATGTTGGGGCTTAGAATTAGTTAGATTTTGTACTTCTCTTTTTTAAATTACCTATATTTCCACTCCAAAAAACGATCTATCTATATCTCTAATTAATAATTATACTAATACGTATAAGTATAATATAATAGAGAGATATAGAGAGATACCTTTTTTGAGCTTATCCTTTTTTCATATTCAGAATATTATACAGTTGATTTTATAACAGTTAATAGCGTTAACAATTGTAAGTTAGTTACAGGCCCTCTACTTTAGTGGGGGGTAATTGACTTTTTGATTTTCCCTTTTATATCTACTTGACTTTTTTTTAACTATGTCGGCAACAATTAGTTGTACTTCTGATCCTCCTAAACATTACATCACCGAACCCTTACGCTCCTTTGCTCCTGAAAAACTCGAAAACGGAGACATCCGCATGGCAATAGCCAAAGCCGGACAAAAAGCCTATTCCTTATGGGGTGAAGAGGCAACCCTAACAAAAGATTTTCTCAGCAAAGACTTTCCTACATGGGAAGGCGGGGAAGTATCAATTAATCACGAAAATAATCACGATTGGGTAAAAGCTACCCTCTATAATCCTACCTACGACAAGGAAACTGATCTTGTTATCTGCTCTTTTTCAGGCTTACCAGATTGGGTTCAGAGCCTTATCTATTCGGAAGATTACCAGGGACTTTCGCAAGAATGTATCCCGGTAAAATTCGCGAAGAATTCTAGTGATGTAATACGCGGTTTTGGCACTGGTGTCACTATTGTGACGAGTCCCTATACACCTGCTGCAAATCAGGAAACGGGTGTTGGGATCAGGCCGGATCTTGCTTCGATTTTACAATCAAAATATCCTACAGAGGATTTTGTTATGTCAGAAAAAACCGGAGGCGGTTCATCCGCCATCAGCACAGAGGCGTATGAAAGTATCGCCCTGGAAAAGGTTGAGCTCAGGAGTCAGATTCAGACTCTTGAAAGTGAAAAGAAAACATTGGAGACTGAACTTGCTTCCTGGAAAACAAAATACAGTGAACTCGAATCTGGAGAAGCTCAGAGGATTGAAATTGCCATCTCTGAAGACCGTGCAAAGCGGGACGCTGAATTCAAAGCAAAAGCTGAACTCGATTCTGCAAAAGCTGAACTCAAAACTGTAATGAGCGAAGAGGCCGCGGGGAAATATCTCGCAACTAATCCGACTATCGAGCAGATCAAAAGTATAGCTGCAATCATGAAGGTCTCGGCGTCTAAGGGTGTTGGAAGTTCAGCCGAGTCCACTGAACCGCCTGAAAATTACGGGTCCATGAAACAGGAATGGGACGCTAGGCTGGGGAGGGTCTAAACATGGCAACATCTGCAATATCAAGTGACTTCGGCTTCGTCACAAAAATGACCTGCATCCTCAAAGAAGGAAACATAACTTGTGGGAGGTCACTCACAGCAGGGGGGTATCTTAATACCGCAACTCCGGCAACTCCTCTGGACGGGCAGTGGGTCGCCCTCTCGGCTAATGCCGCAAATACTTTTGACGCAACTGGCGGGCTTCCTGTAGTTACCGCCCTTGAAAATGACGTACATCTTATGATAGGGAAAGTAATCTCCACTCCCGTGTGGGAAAAAGAACCCACTGCATCACAGACAGAATGGGCTGACATGTTGGCAGCAGGATATTACAGAGTCGCAACAGTTGAAGTTTTCCCGATGTCTATTTGCAAAGCCACTCTCGTAACGACAAACGCAAATGATGTAATCCCCGGCGAAGTTGGAATTCTCGATGTAGACGCTTCAGCAACAGCAGCCGCCACAGATGGGAATCTTTCTGTCATTGATGTGACATCAGGCGGCTCGGATGACATGTTCTCTTTCCACTACCAAGCCCAGGAAAGCGGTGTTACAACCTCAATTTTGATTGGTCGTAAAGGCTTCGGAACGGTGACAACTTAAGGAGGTAAAAAATATGCCATCAGGACCATCAGGTGCAAATGAAAAGTTTTTGACTCCAGAATTTGTCATTCCGAGAGTCTACGATATAATGAACCCTCTCCTGTCCTTTGTGGATATGTTTCCCAAAGTAAAATCGACAGCCAGGGTAATTGCCTACAAACAGGAATCTACAAGTGACGCAAACGACGCAAATAAGCAGCTACCCAGGAGGCTCACTACTCGCTCTCAGTTTACTTACGTTACGATTAATCAGATGGAAATCAAGAGTGCAGTCCTCAATAAGAAGGGGTTTGCGATTGCAATCGACCAGGATGCCCTCGATTTCACAGAAGGAGTAGATGAAATTGAACGGGCACTCAGAAAACTCGGTTATTGGCTCGCTCAGGATTACGATAACCAGGTAAGCAGCGCGATATCCGCAGCCGGAACCTCTATTACAAGCGATTTTACTCCGACCGCCGTATGGAGTGACCAGAATGCCAACCCCATAGCAGACCTCGAAGAACTTGAAGATATCATGATAAGGGAAGGGTATCCGTACAGGCTCACTGATGTTTTCCTCTATAAGGACAACTTCAAAGAGCTTAAAAAATACCTTACCAGTGCGGATATTTCGGAGTCAAAACAGAAAGAAATATACGGAGTTCCCACCGTCGGACTCGACAAAATGACAATCCCGGTAATCGGTGCAACTATTCATAGACTTCTATCTGGTATTTCAGACGGCGGGATAATCGGAATTGATAGGAATAACCCAGGCATGACTATATATTATAATCAGTCCCCTCGGTATTCCACGATGACCGGAGCTTATGAAACAAGAGCAAACGGCAACAGAGTAAGAAAACCGTACTCTTTTGGTTTCAACTTCAACAGGTACACAGACCAGGAAACACATGAAGAAATTCTTCAGTTCTGGTATGACATTGCACCTGTGGTCCATGAACCATATGCAATTCTTGTGGGAACTAACAAAATATAATCTTTTTCGGACTGATCCAGTACAGAATATCAGGAGAAACAATAAATGACATACACAGCACCAGGAGCCGCGACTTTTGTACGAAAGGGTGGCTCCCTTTCTTCGAAAATAACCTCGGAACTCTCATTAATTGACACCGAACTTGACACCCTCGCAGCCTCAGACGCAGCCGGCTTAAAAGTTGCAAAAGGAACCCTCAAAGCCGGAAACGCTAACGCTTTCGCTTTTGTATGGAAAAATCCAGAAGCCTCTAAAATAATTGTTACCCGCGTTCTCATCAATATTACTACAGCCGGAGGAACTAGCTCTAGCGTTCTCGATGTTGGAGTAGTCGCAAACGCAACAAGCACAGCAGATACTCTTATTGATGGGTTGAACCTCAACGCCACTGGAATTTTTGATAATATAACAGACAAAGGAGATGACGGGAAATCCCGTCAGGTAGTCGATGAAAACGGCGGGACAAATGATTACATCACAGGAAAGATCCTGGATCAAAACGCGGCTGCACTTGTGGGAAAGTATTACATTTTTTACACGGTGATATAATTGCGCGTTATTGTTCCTGGTGGGTATTATTCCTACGATTCAGCCGGAAAAAAGATCTGGTTGGATTATCAATATTACGGGACGAATCTTGAAAATATTGAGAAGATTAAGAACCTGACCAGGAACAAGATTCTTTATGACTGCAAACGTTCTACGGTGCTTCCTATAGTCTCAAATGGTTGCATTACTCACTCATACCAGGGCACAGAAGCCGATACTGATAAAATTCAAATTACACTGAGGACACCTATCACAAATTCTTTAACTGAATTAACACCTGTGGACGGGGTTGTTACTCTTGAAACAGATGGAAAAGTTTTAGTTCTGCCGACTGAGGACGCGGCTATACTTCCTAGTTTTAATCAATCAGTTCTCAATTCAGACAGGCTTACGATTGCTGAAAGTCCATTCGGCGGGCTGAAAGGTTCTGGCTCTCCTGATTATGCGCCTGGGACTCTTTATACTCCCACAGATGGCGTTTATTTGACTGATTTGTCAGGGACAAATTCAACAAAAACACTGACGGCGGGGAAACTTACAGAGCTTGGGTTGCTGACTGTCGATACATCTGCACACACGATCACGGAAGAATTTATAATCAGAAACGATAACGAGGGAGCGGATGTTACTGTTATCGACCCTCTTACAAGTGGTTGGACAGAGGGGTATTCTACAGGCGGTACAATTACATATGCTAACGGTGTCATCACGAATACTGATTCAGTGTGTGACGCAAACGGCAAAAGCGTCCTTATAAAATCTATCGGCCTAGGGTTTTTGCTAGGCAAGGCGTTTATTAAATTCACAATTGTGTCAAATACCGATGCTTCTCTGTGTTGCCTTATTGTCAACCCTGCTTCATCAACGTATAAACAATGGTCTGGTGTGCGTTTTCCACTGACTGGTAATGTCCCAACAATATTTGTTTTACCCATTTCTGCTCCAGTTTCCTCAACCGGTGCTAATCCTTCAGTACTATACGAGCGAGGTGGCACATTCGATCTGAATTACATTTCAAGGCTTTACATAGGGGTAGAGGTTAGTGCAGGTGCTACGGTCTCATATTCAGTTACCGATGTAAAATCGTGCAATGGAACATGGGCAACAATCGAAGCACATGTCCCAGATAACCTTTCAGCTACTTCACTTTCATTATATACACACAACGGCACAGCATACCAATTATGTTCCTCACATTTTTTAGACGGTGCATATTCACAAATATCTCAGACTTCCGCGAACTGCACATTTTTAGACGACACAAAATTTGATGATGTCTACGGCACTGGATTAGGTAGAGCAGTTTTCCCCAAGGGATCAGCAGGAGCTACGGTAAATGGTTCTTCTGGGAGTATTACTTATAGTAATAATTTGGGGACTGATAAGAGAATCGGATTGAAAGTAGACCTGCCTCCGAGTGATAATGGAAGGACGAATTTTAATAAAGTTCGGGCAAAATTAGTTATAAATTATGCTCCTGATGCTGAGAATGTTTATTCGGCTACACATATTTTTGCAGACAGCACAAACACCTCATACGGCTTACAAAACCTCACAAAACCCTGGATAGCTCTCTACGATCCTGCCAACTCACTAATTGATTTTTATCTATTTACACATCGTCCTCAAAATCTGTCCTTCAAACGGGACGAAACCGGCACAATCTATTCTTTATCACTCTACCCAGGCGCAGGCTCAGTATATCACGGTCAGATTCCTTTTGCTGATCTCACTCTTGATACTAATTCTGATACTATTCCTGATTGCTTAGAGGCTGCTGTAAACGGTTCGGTTACAAAATTCTTAGAAAATTATACAATGGTGAATCCAGAAGATCCAGACATAGCACGGCTGTTGGCTAACGATAATTATGAATTAATGTCTAACGACAACAAGTACCTTTACAGTGAGGTGTAATATGACAACACATACTATTCCGTTAGATGCAGATAAGATTGATGAAGTACTGCTTAAATCAGACACGTATCCAGCATTAACAAATAATACAGCACAGTTTTTAAGAGGCGACGGTACATTTGCCGAAGTAACATCTAGTGTTAGTACACATGAATCTACCCATAGATCAAATGGTACGGATGCATTAGATGTTAAGAACCTAGCAGGATACCCTGGGGATATAACTACCTTTTTACGAGGAGATGGTTCGTTTGCAACAATACCAGTCGATAAATTAACAGATTTAGCTGTCGCAGATGATGTTACAACACACAATGCAACAACTACGCGTCCAGGGCTATGTCCGAAGGGAGAAAACACAGGTACAAAATATTTAAGAGATGATCTTTCATGGCAAATACCTCCTGGGTCTGGAGGGGTCGAGTTTGGCACAACTGCGGGGACTGCTTGTGAAGGTAATGATGCAAGATTATCAGATGCAAGAGATCCAAATTCTCACGCTGTTTCACATAAATCAACAGGGACAGATTCAATAAAATTGGATGAGTTGGCTGCGCCTGACGACATAACAGACCTTAATGCGACAACTTTAGTACATGGATTATGCCCTAAACTCTCCGGGACATCTACAGAATACCTTGACGGTTCGGGGGCTTGGTCAACGCCTGCAGGAGGCAGCGGAACTTCTATAACACTCCCTGGTTCGTCTTCAGTGTATTACAATGGAAATGGGGGCTGGACTGTTCCAAGTGCCAGCGGCTCAGTATTCAAACCCTGGGTTACTGTCGGACCTACCGGTTCAGGCGCAGATTACGAATGTGATGGTGTAGCTGATAATGTGCAAATACAGGCTGCCATAGATGCAGTTCCCGAAGGCGGAACCGTCCTCATTCTGGACGGAAATTATTCATGTTCCTCTAAAATCTACAAATATGGGAAGAGTTTTTCCATTGAGGGAGTTGGCGAAGTCAATGTTACTTTCAGTACGGCAGCAGCAGCCGCAAACGGTTTTGATTTCAGAGGGACAACCATCTCATATGGGTCAATTACGATGACAACGGCTTCCAAAGGTGCTGTTGATATTACTGTCTCAAGTGCTGCATCCGTTCAGGTCGGGGACATCATCCACATCATGAAGGATACTTTATTTTCTCCCATCGATTCATCTTCATTGCAACAGGCAGAAATTTACATTGCCCGGAGTGTCAGCGGTAGTGTAATTACCCTGAATGAGCCGCTTATCAGGGATTATGCCTCGGGTGACAATTCAATTGTGTCAATTCATAGACCAGTTGAAATACACTTCAAAAATATAAATATTACAATGGCGAGCAGCACGCTTAATCATACTGCTTTCGTCGGAAAAGTTCTTAAAAATTCTACCATTGAAGGGTGTACCATCCGAAACGCCGGAATGATGGGGATAGCCACGTATATCAGCCACAATGTGAGAATCTTTAACAATAACGTGTATGATTGCATCATGACAGGGAGCGGTTATGGGATTGCAAGCTGGTCAGGAGATGCTTACATTGATATTCATGATAATTACGTGGACAACTGTAGGCACTGTATCTCTGTGAATTCAGATTCTACAGATGTACTGTCGAGGAAAATTTTTATCCATGATAATTTCGTTATCGGTGGATATGCGAACGGGTCTCATGCGATTGATGCGCACCAACAGATGATCGACATTTACGTGATAAATAACATTGTAATTAACCGGGAATATTTCTACGCAATGATTAATGGTGCGCAGTATTCCGTCATCCAGGGTAACACATTCTACGGTGGGGAAGGCGGCGTCTGTACTCGCGGTAACATTCCCGATAAAGTTCAGATCATCAAGGGCAATTATGTGACTCCGCTGTCCGGTCATGGATATATTTACAGGGGCTATGGTGAAGGTGTCGGAGAACTGTTTGAGTGTACCGGGAACTATCTGAATGGGGGGCAATACGGTATCATGTTCAATGATGACGCCGATGAAGGCGAATCATACGCTAACATGGTCATAAAAGGGAATACTATCCAGAACATAAACTATGATGGGATTGTCATAAAAGCGAATACAACAGGCGTAAAAGTCGATATATCTGGAAATTATTTTGAAGGAATCGGGGGTGATGGAATTTATCTCGATTCCAACTCAAACTCATTTGCGTTTGTCAGCATTTCAGACAATAAGATTGTTGATCCCAATGAGAATTCTACGGGCGGGTCAGGCGTGTGTCTTGTGAATATCTCTTACTCTCTCATTGACGGGAATCACATCTATGATTCAAATACACATGCTGGGTACGGCGTGAGGACAACGGGAACATCCGACTATAATGTTGTGATAAATAATGTTGCTCGCGGGATGACGGGAACCAAGTTTACCTTGACTGGATCGAATAATCAGGAGTCGAATTATTCGTTGTGAGAGGCGGCTGTGGACGGTTCAGTTACAAAATTTTTAGCAAATTATAGTATGGTGATTTAACATGGCAACAATAAAAATGAGAAGACTTCGCGCAAATATGCCAGATGAAGGACGTAATATTGTCTTAGTTTGGGAAGATCGAGGAAACCCCATGAAAGATTCAGAGGGCAATATTATTTATACTGATGTTCTCGGACAAAACGGGAAACCTCTCCCTCTCTACAAAGAATTTCCTGTGCCTGTTCAGATCCCTTATGACCTCCCCGCAACCACAGCAGAAAGGACTGCACTCATTACATCCCTCAAGGATCAGGCTTTAGAGGTTGCAAAGGTTCAGGCTCAGAAAAGGGCGAACGACATGGCAGACAAAAGTATTGTCCGGTCACTTGTTGCCGCTTTGAATCAGACCACAGGTATTGATTTCGAGGGTACTGTAGAACTCACGGAGGACATATGATTCACAGATTAATTTTATTTTTAGTGTTGGGGGGGTTGCTGATTGGGTGTGCGAGTGCAGGATATGCAACCTACTCAGGCGGATACAATTCGATAGGCGTCTACGCACAACAGGACGCTGACTTAGCATGGGTCGTAGAAAAAATAAATAATGAGTCTATTATTAGATTCGATGGTGACACTTGTTACCTCAATGCATCAATATATCTATACTCAGGCAGTGCAGATTTCCATATTAACGATACGGTCTGTAAAAAATTAATAATGCCTAAGACCGTAAAACTCCCATACGGGCATGATTTCAACATTAATAACATTGAAATTGTTGGTGGTTCCGAAA